ATGTATAGAACTGAAAAAATCAAAAACAGGACTACAATGAAGGATTATCAGAGAAATTATATGAATGGGGAAGGCTTTTTGGAATACTGCAGGAGATACACGGGCAATGGTCAGATCTGGTCCTGTCCTCTCTATGACCTCAATCCGGCGGATTATGGGAAGAAATATAAATATTTTTATATTATAGAAACATAAAACCCCGTAAAATCAGCGTTTTTATGGCTATGTGTAGGAATAATCAACAACTAAACGACTTTCCTACACTTTTTTATACGCCATTCTGCCTTGTATTACGTTACCGGCTCCGTCCATAATATTACGTCCAAGTGAATCTTGTAGGGACTCATAAACATAATACATGGCAGGGTACCCTTCAAATAATGTTCCAGTAATAAGTGTACCATCAGCCTGATGTGCAGTACAGCCTTTTAGCAAATTTTCTGCTTTAACGGTATCGTTTGTCAGGTCAATCAGCGTCTGTCGGTTATAAACGATTTTGTTTATAGCCATTTAATCACCCCGCAATCGTTACCGTCGTTCCTCCGGCAGCATTACTTGTTTCTACGTATGGAATTGCTTCAACCGTTACTTGAGACAAATAATCAAATCCAGCATCAGGCAAAACGGTCTTAGCTTCTGTGCCTGGAGTTAACGATTTACTCTGGGCTTTGATAGCCTCTCCGCTATAAGAACCCGTAACTCCAAGAAGACTGATTCCCGATTTGATGTTTGCCGCGATGAGTTTGGCTTTCTCCGTAACATCTAAAGTAACATTTCCAGACCCATCGTGGTAACCAATGGGAATCGTAAAAGCGGAGTTCTTATTCGCAATGGTGCCATTGACTGCCCCGTTATTGACCATGGAGCCAACGACTTTTGCTCCTCGAGCATAAGCAGTCTTATCCTTTAGGATCTCAGATGCTGCCGCCGTAGCGTCCTTAGAATCAACATCAAAAGGACAAGTACCAATGATGACTTCGCCGCTCTTATCGTGCGCTGTCTCACCGACAAGGAGTTTGCTAGGTATGACGGAATCCGAAGTCAGATCGATCAGCGTTTGACCACCATAAATCACTTTATTTATTGCCATGCTACACCTCCTTTGCTATATAAGCGGTTTTTCCATTTGAGGTGTTGCTCGTTTCCCAATATGGGACTTCCTTAACGACCACATCCTCGCTAAGTACCTTGTTGGCGGTTTGGAGGGACTGTTCGATAAAAGCACGAGGAATAACTTTGTAATCTCCGTCATACTTATCGTACTCTTTCATAATCGAAAGCTTTCCCTTTAAGCCGCTGTTACAAGATAGCTTTCCAAATAAGGTGCTTTCTGATGAAATTGAGCCGGTTAAAGACTCCAAAGCCTGAATTCCGCTCATATCAGTACACCTCTTCTGTTAATTTTAGTTTTGCAGTTGGAATGAATGTATCCACCTCTCCGCTGGCCTTTGTCAACTGAATATCGTACACGTAGTTGCCAAATGGAAGCCTTTTGGTATCTTCTGGATCAATGACCAGTTTCAAGGTATCGATCGGAATATCTTTTACCAAGAGTGGCTCGGTGTCTCCATATGTAGCCTTCATAGCAAATCGCACAGAATCGCCCTCGACTGGTACGTACGGAACACTTTCCGAATCGGTAATCGAGATAAGAGCCATAAATGTATCTCCTCTCGTAAGGGTTATAGTTGTTCCAGAAACACTATAGCTCATAATCTACCTCCTTCAAACTGAGAGTAATACGGGGTTCTGCTCCCACCGTTTCTTTGCTTCTTCCAAGGCTTTTTCGATCATCTTTTCGAGTGCCCCAGTAGACAAGAACAGCCGGATAATAGCCGGAATATGTGGGTAAACTTTTTCGATAACCGCAGCCAACTTGAGATTGCCAGTTCCGCCGCCGTACTCACGCTCGGCCCACGTCACCAATGCAAATAACATCTTGTCGAGGATACCCCATTGCTTCTTAATGATTAAAAAAGTTATGACCCCCAACATAAGAACGACGATAGCTACGCTATCCCAGTTTACCAATAGAAATTCAACGATTTTCATTGATCTTCATCCTCCTCTTTTCGTTTTTTTATCACGTCGCTCCCAAATATTTGTCTAAGAGCGATAATGAGTAGTTCTCCGCCCCATAAGGCCATTAGAGCCGTTATCTCACCAGATCCAAGAACCAGGTCAAGACGATGATAATCATACAAAACAACCAAGGTGATAATGATACACATCGCAAGGCTGATCGATACGAATATGTTTGCCGCTTTGTTGCGCCGCTTTCGTTCTTTTTGATACGGGTCTTCAGATTCATTCGTAACTGGATCTTCTTTTGGGAGAATTTCTTTTGGGACCTCTTCAAATTTTGAGCGTTCGAGAAGGTCTTCGTATTTCTTTCTCATAATAACCTCCTTCTCACTGCTCATACGAGGCAATGTCGCTTGCGTTGACCCACCCATAGACTCGTCCACCATCTTCACTGATCAGATGGTATGGATGCTTACCATTATAGGTCTTTGTGACCTTGCATCTAGATTTACCACGATTATGTGCTGGAGTAACTGCATTGGATGAGCTGAACACGGCGCCGGAGGTAAACAAGACAATATCATCAACCTTATATGTAGCAGTCTTTGGTGTCTCTTTTTGCGGAATATCTGAATAATCGACATCTCGCAATTTTCCCCAATTTGTGAAGTTGCGTTCAGAAAGTTTTGTACGGACACATCCATATTCCGTCCCGCGAAACTCTATTACAAAGCCAGCGCCTTCATAAATACCGATATGTCCATCTCTCCAAACGCACAAACCAGGAATTTCAGGAATTGTCTTAATTGGTCCCTTCTCGGAGCATTGGTTGTAAAACGTGTTGGCGTTTCGATCACTGTATTTCTTGTCAAATTCTCGAATGGCAGATACAATACCACCAGAACAATCAGCAGCCATTCGCCCAATCCAACGTTTACAATCCTCGGTCCAATATGTTCGAGGATTTCTCCATTTTGAAGTGCTACGTTGAGTAGCTTTATATTCATTAGCCTTTGCCTGCGTATACAGCTCGCCGTTCAAACCCCATACGTAGCCCCAGTGCTCAGCACAATAACGGCGAAAACATTCAACGAGCTGTTTTGCTTGAATCTTTGGCATATGTAACACCTCCTATTTTTGATGAATCGGCAAAGCCTTAACTTGTGCCATTAGAGTATCTAGAAAACCGTTACCATCCAAATCATCGTGATAGCATTTATGCATCGCAACAAGATCCTCGAGTTCATCGGCTGTAACAGATTTTTTCTCGATATAGCACTTACCGAGATGTTTTATACGATCATACATTAGGATTCTCAGGGCGTTTTTGATATGCTTGTCTCCGTCACAAGCCCTATCGTCTTTGGCAGCTTTGCGATTCCACTTCCAAATAATCAATTGTACGAGGCTGGAAAGAAATGCACCTGAGAACACCCCTCCCAAGATAAGAGCTAACATTTGTGTTTGATCCATTCATTCCACCTCCAAATAAAAAAGGGAGAGGGCTGTTTAGACCCTCTCCTGCATATAGTTCGAATCGATGGTTCCATTATGTGTGAACCTCCTCTACGATAAGTTTTTTGTTGACGACCTTAATCTTTTTATCGAAGAGGTCCTCATAGAGCGATATTAAGTTGAGTCGTTGTTGCTTTGATAACAGCTTGTAGAAACTTCCCATCCAACTACGAAACATATTCTCGACATGATCGTAGATGATTTCACCGTTTCGAACTTTAACGGCCAGCTTCTTAAGTTTTCTACGCATGGCGGTAACTCGTGTTGGGTTCATTCGCTTGATGATTTTACCGGTACTCGTAAGTGAGTATTTAACCTGCAAATATTTGTAGGTGCTGTTAATCTTTGCGATATGAGTTTTCTTTTCGTTGATATGAATGCCAAGTTCGCTGGTTATTACTCGAATATTTTCAAGCAAATCCTGCAATTCTTCTTTGCTTGGGCTCATAATATACCAGTCATCCATATATCTTCCATAGAACTTCTGGCTTCTTACGTATTTAACGTAATTGTCCATTCGATGCGGATAGTAGATACCGATAATCTGGCTCAACTGATCGCCAATGTTAACAGACTTATCCATCCATTTCTCGCCGGTGAGAAGATCTTTAGGGATTAACCTATATTCAAGTTTGTTGAAGGTGTCGGTCATACAAGTTGTGTACTCTTCATCTGACATATAAGAAACGTCAATTCTAAATTCGTCAAATATCAGAGTAAGTAACCAATCTACGAACTCGTCGTCTCCGAGCAGCTTCAAAAGCTCCCTCTTGGCAATTTCGTGAATAATATTATCGTAAAACTTACTGAAATCGCCAAACAGAATATAACCTTCGCTACCGTGTGCCTTATAATACTTTCTTAGATGAACCTCGAATCGATTTCTTGAATGAGAGATTCCTCTCCCTTTAATCGAGGCTCCGTTATCGTATATGATGTGCTTCCGGACTTCTGGAAGTAAAACTTCGTCACATAGCACGTGTCTGATTATGCGATCTCTTGTTGGAATACTTGTAATGGGTCTTACTCGGCCTCGTTCAGATAGCGAAAACTCATCTGTCGCACTATTTTGAAGAGTGCGATTGATAAGGTCCTCTTGAATAGAAAAGATGTACCTCAAGAAATTCATCATGAACTTCTGAGTAGTTTCTTTCCATTTGCTACCTTTCACAGAAGCCTTGTAAGCCCCATACAAGTTGTTGGCATCGCAAGCGATTTCCTCATAAGTCATAAATTATTCACCGTTATAGCAATACTTACCGTAGTAAATTGCGTCCGGCTTTGTTATTTCTCCTTGTAGGAAAGGACAACATCTCCTTCTCTGTTGGTTAGTCAGAGAATCCGGACGAACCCCATTAGAGTTCGACGCGTTGTTGTAGTTCGTATTGCCATTGTTGTTCACATTAGCGAAATAAGACGCAGACAGCGCAGATTTAGATGTTACCCTGTAGATGTGACTTAATCTTGTTGTCGCGTTGACGCCATTTCTTTATCAAACCGATTTCTCGGTCGATAGCTTGGATGTATTTGCCATAGATATTGATATCAACGTCGAAGACCTCGACAATTTGCTGTAGCTCAGAAATAAGCTGTTCACAGTTGGCTATGGCGATATTCTGATAACCTCGTCTCTGTTCGTATTCTGCAAGAGAGGTCGGATAAATAGAGTTAGCAGCCCTTACGTTACTCGTTACTAAAGAAGCCGTCAAATGGATTCGCTCTTTAAAAGTCTGTATCAAATAAACGTATTTCGCTGGATTCTCTATATTGTCTTTTCCAAATATATACCGTTGACGAGCGACAGCATTCAAATCTTTGATACCGAATCCCCGTTGCATAAGTTCAATGATTAGATTTCTCAACTCGACCGAGTAAGTTATTGCCTCGAATTTGGACTCTTTTCGGTCACTTACGAGAACACTCATTAATACGCCTTACCGGTGATTTCAGTGAACTCGTCTTCGGTAATCCAGTTCATTACAACAGCATCGCGCACACGAGACTCGGGCCACATCTTCAGGTCGTACCAACTCTTTACCTTACCGTAATTCTTGCTATGTTCCATGGTGATCCTCCTCTCTTAAAGTGTTACGCCAGCCATCATTGCTACGTATTCGATGTCTGACTGCATCTTCATCCGTGTAAGTTCCTCGATGGAGATATCACGGAGAACGAACCAATAGTCCTCAGCAGAACCCTTAGTAATCTGCACAAGGTCCATATGATCATGAAGCTCGTCGTTAGAACCGTCGCTGATTATTACAGGGGAGCAATTCCCATTAAAAATCTCCGGATCAACGCTTTCTTGGGAAATGAAATTGTTGCCGTTTAGCTTCAAGTTGTCGATGATCGAACCGTCAGCTAAAGTAATTTTATAGATTTTTTCTTCCATTATAAATCCCATTCCTTTCATTGTTTTTCTTAGTTATAACATGAATTTCCGTAACCTGCGTACTGGAAATAAAAAATCGGGGCACAAGGCCCCTAGATTAGCTAACCAATAGGGAATGCCGGACGAACCCCAAAAGAGTTCGACGCGTAGTGGTAGGTCGTAAGGCCAATGCTGCCCACAAAAGCGAAAAAAGACGCAGACACGACATCCCTCAACCATTGATTGTATGATCTATTCACAATGAATTTTGGTACGACCTGGAACAGCGCCAATTGTGTTTTGTTGATGGTATAAAGATACGGGATCGTGGTTCCATTTGCAGCCGGAGAAAAGATATAACTTCCATACATCATAATTTCGTTAGGGAGTTCCACCGAAGAATCGTACCATGCATGACCTGAAGGAGCGCCATTCGCTACGGCATTTACGAGAAGATCTCTATGCGTTAGCACCGAACTGCCGAAAGCTGAATTGATAATGGTTTTAGCATTTGCAAGATTGGTCGTATACATCAGCGATCCAACATAGCCGCCAGTTGTTACATTTTCAGCATTCATTTGTGCATTATACAAAGCAACGTCAGGCATAATGACAAGATGATTATTGGTAAATGCAGTATCCCCGCAATTATACCAATAATTAAAGTCTACAATACGCCAGGTGTGGCCGCCGATAACCCAATAGTCACCAAGGAAAAACCCTTTGAATGTTCCATTTTGAATGTTTGTCTTTTGCTCAGGGGTAAAGACTGATCCTAAATTCTTTCCTCTGAAAGTAACACGACGCTGCTCCGGAGCAATGAAAGCATCAAGCATTGCAAAAAGCGCGTCATTTGCTCCGATAGCCTTGTTTCCGGCCGACGTTCCAATAAGAATCTTGTCACTTGCTGACAGAGCATTGATCTGATCAAGCTCTGAAAGATTTACCCCTGAAATAAAATCCTTAGAGCTTAGAAGCTTAACCAAAGCTTTCGCAAGATCGGAAGCCATGATTGTTTTGGTACCATTATCCCCGTCAATCAAAAACACATTGTTTATTGCGAGGTTTGAGACCTTTTCGTAATCTGTAATTTTCATGATTGTTGTTCCTCCTTATTTCGTTACAAATATGACTCTAGCATTGATTGCATCGCCATTACTGTCCAAAACAAGCTCGCTGGAATATGTACGTCCGACTATTGCTTCAACATTATTGTCGATAATTACCCCATCAGCGGAGTCAAGCAAATCATCATAAGTCCTATATCCATTGTCAAAGAGCTTGTCATATACCGCAAACTCGGTAGTAAGATCTCCAGAAAATTTCTCGAGGACATCTGTTCGTTTCTTTAGCTGCAACAATTGGTTGGTTAAATTTGCGGCTACGTCACCAGATAATGTAACGTCGAGTTGAGAAAACCAATCGTCAAATGTGGCCTGATTTTCTGCTCTCCATTGAGCCATCTCAGCGGTATTGTTATTTACGTAATTGTAGAACCACATTTCCCACTGATGCTTCCAGAAAGCATTCGTAGCTTCCATGTCAGCCGTTTGAGATCCAAACCAGCTATTCCATTGAGATTCCCAGAACAAATATGCCGCTTGAATTTCAGCCGTTTGCGAATTAAACCAAGTAGTCCACTGATGCTTCCAGAAAGCATTCGTAGCTTCCATGTCGGCGGTCTCTTTGTTGTAAAAAACAGACCATTGATTTTGCCATTGAGCGACGATGTTGTCAATATTCTGCACCTGCAATATACCAGTTATATATGGGGTGCTTGATGTGCCGATCATATTGGTAATATCAGCTTGGAGTATGGAGTTGGAATTGGCTTTTCGATAAATATAAGCCAGCGGATACTGGTTTACATCTGACGTTTGTATCATCGTGGGTCGTTTTGGACTGCTGGATGGAGTACCTTTAATCATCTTGATACTGCCTTCTCTGACAGAATCTCTGTGATCAATCTCAATCACGACAGCATCAATACGATCGAGAAGTATCTCTGAAATGCTCGCTACCAATGGTAAAAGCGCATCATTCAGAAGCCATGTGCTGTTAAACCAAGCTCGTCCAATCCCTACGATTACGGTATTTCCAACATCCGCTTTAACAGCAAACGCCGTACCAATATTCGCAAAGATACCATCTCGAATTATTCCATCAAAGATAGAAGACATCTGTTCAGCATTGTAGCGCCTATCACCATTTAGCGAGTTGAAAAATCCACTCGTTACGCTCATATAACTTTACTCTCCTTCCTCAGTTATTGTTTTAAAGGTCGGATACACAGATGTTCCTTCCTCGTTTTCAGACATAACAATCTCCAAAATACGGGCTTTTGTTTCGTGTCCGTACTCGTTGGCAATTTGGACAACGTCACCATTAAAAAAATCTTCCCCATACCGGAACATAATGGTAGTTTCCACCTGACCCTCAAAGGAAGTTACATCTTTGTGTTCTGAAAGTTTCTCTTTCCCTCGCTGCTGCAATAGGGCGGTATACTCGGCATCTGTTAAAATGACATCGTCGCCAACATCTGACGAAATATCTCTCGCATCGGTAAAGAGTTCTCTACGGTTTAAACCATTACCGTCGCCAACAGTCGTATACTTCCGAGCCGCTCCTTCTCCTTCGCCACCAACAAGAGTGATATTCTTCAACGAAGACTTAGACTCAACATAACTACTGTTAATGATGTTTTCAAAGTTGGGGGAAAAAATGACATAGGGAACGGCTGTCTGTTCATACGACCTATCGGTCCCAGCATAGAGCTTAAAGACGAACTGCTTGTTATCATTGAGAGTTATCTTGAAACCGATACTTCGCTCTTCACAGATTTTCTGAATCACATCATATAGATTATCTCCTGTATATTGAGCTTCAATTTTTAAAGCCGTAATAGCAGGATCTGTAGATGTCTCAAAAATGAAATTGGAGATTCTTCGATTGCTATCAGAGGGAGATATGACATTCTCATCTAACAATGTTTTTATTCCATTTTGAAGATTACCACTAATTGTTTTCTGCCCCCAAACAATTCGCCTATCTAAGATGGATTCCAGCGAACGACCTGTAACAGTTATGTGATTACCGTTTTCTGTGTCGGAATTGATAAGTATTTTCTCTATGATCATGACATGTTCGGAATCTCGACTTTGCAAATAGTAGTCTTGCATGATGTGATTGAGAATGTTATATCTCATACCGGCATACAACTCGAAATCGCCACTCGAATAATATCGATCGGTCCAAATGAACGATACGTAGGTATCAACCATGGCAATGGCATCCAGATTTGTGTTTAAAACTGTCAAATCCATAGCTTATACCCCCTCGTAAACGATCCGATTTTCAATTTTGAATTGCAGATTACTACTTCCAGTTTCTGCTGTGTAAGCGAAGATGTTGTCTCCTTTAGTAAGTTGAAACCAATCTGCATTTTTCTCCAAACAGTTAAGAATATTGATTAACTTACCTGCTCGTTGTAGACTTATAGACTTGTTACCTTTCACCGTGCAAATGATGATGTCGTCACCCGATATGATTCCTGATCCAGTAAATGCGGCCAGTTTATCGGTGTCAATTCTCATGATTTCACGAGTTCCCGTATTGTAGATAGCGATTTTATTTGCTTCGCCTACAGCATGAATTGTGATAGTTACGCCAACTTCCGAATCACCATCGTAAGTAATAACCTTTTCCGTCTGATTCTGAATAGCGCCCATCTCCAGTAAACACTCAAACAAAGACTCATTACTGAAAGGGAATTCGAACATCGGCTCAACGCCATAGAAGATGGTTGTGTTTGTTCCATTTTTTCCAGCAGAATAAAAGAAGGGATTCGGACAAATTATCGAAATGTCCGAACCCTCATCTCGGCTGAAAATATTCGGGTCGTTAGATTCAACATATCCGTCAATCTCAGCTTGCCTGTTATCCGTCTCAATAAATAAAGTAAGTTTTTTCTTGATTGGAAAATGTTTATAAGACAATTGACGAACATCTTCGATTGACTTTTTCCATAGGAACTTTAATCCTATGACTATGTTGCGGCTTGGAAGCCGGGAAGAGTTGAATAATGAACCATCATTTGTTGATACTTCGGTGGTATTTATATTCGCTTCTCCCGGCCCCAAACCTTTAACAGACTGAACCACGAAGCCAGATTCCTCCGGCCTCGCTAAGTCCAGCTTGATACTATCGCCAAGATAGTTTGTCACGGTGATTGATTTAATCACGTTGTCACCATCCTTTCCATCGCCGAGAATTGATTCTTTGTCTGTCGATAAATATCAACTCTCGACAGTGCTTTAGGCGAATAGTTGTTTTGTGTGAAGCTGAATGTGCTTCCATTCTTCAGAGAACTATCTCCATTTTGAATTTCCACATCGTCAACTTGACGATCCATTCCGGTACTAATAGACATTGCTTGTGTTCTACTGAATAAAGCACTAAGTCTAGTTGTTCCGGATTCCACATTTGATAGATCAAGTACCGGTTTGATTACAGGTTGGGTGTCGATATCACTATTGATAAAATCTGCAATTTTCGAAACAGCGTTAGTCAAACCGATTTTCGCAGATTCGGCCATGTTAGAACCAGCCTTATATGCCCTAGCTTCATAATCACCAATTGCATTTACAAAAGCCAAACCAAAATAATCTCCAATTCTATACCCAACCCTAGAAGGTGAATGTTCATCAAGTTCTCTTTCCGCTGCTCTTGCAGCCGCCGCGGCCATGGCTCTGGCTCGGGCTTCCGCAAGGTAGGTGTACGCCGAAATTCCTGCCGCAAAACCTTCTACAAGATACCTACCGGCTGCATAAAATTGATCGTAGTAACCTCTAATCGCATTTACAACTCCAGAAAGACTCGATAGAAAAGCCTCTTTGACGGCGGCTTCTTTGGATTTTATCCCAGCAATAAATTTGATCATGCACTCTTGTCCAGCGTTCTCGAATTCGTAATACTTATTTTTGATCGCCGTCAAACATCCGCTTAAGATGTTAACAAATGTCATTCTCGCATTATTGTCTTGGGATTTAACCCCGGCAATAAATTTAATCATCAGGTTATTTCCAGCAGTTTGGAACTCATATTGTTTCGCATTAATTGCAGTTAAGACAGCTTGAACAAGTGCCGTAAACGTTGTGGTCAGCGTTGTCTTTTTAGCATTGGCCGCATTAATAAACGTGGTCAACATGGTTGTAGCAGCAGTTGTCACTCTGGAATTCGAATCTGTGAATGCTTTAATAAACCCGTCAATTCCGGTTTTACCGAGAGACGTTAAATCGTTACTAAATCTTGACATTCCACTTGTGTCTACACTGCTTATTCCCTTTGCAAGGTCTACAAGCTTCTTGAACTCAGCAATAACGCCAGACAAAAGGGTTGTATTAACGGTGCTTACACTCGCATAATACGAGGCAAACGACTGTCCGAAAGAAACCAACTTTGTCCCAAATGTAGCAATATCGTTATCGCCAGTAAACCAGCTTACAATACCGCCACTATTAGGTAGATTTGTCGCAAGCTCTGAGAGAGCTCTTGCGGCGTTCGCCGAGTTCGTAACCACGTTGGCATCAAGACCTCTTACACTATCGGCATACGCCTTAAGCATTGGTCCAAATGTTTGTAGCTCCTTTCCAAATACAGAAAGTGTGTTATCACCGGTAAACCAACTTACAGCCCCGCCTTGATTCGGAAGGTTGTTACTCATCTCGGCCAAAGCTTTCGCAGCATTCGCAGAGTTGAGTATTACATTGGGGTCTAACCCTCTGACACTGTCGGCGTAGGTTTTCAACACAGGACCGAATTCAGCGAGTTCATCAGCAAATACGGATAGGCTGTTCTCGCCCATAAACCAACCAACAACCCCGCCTTGGTTAGGCAGATTGGAGGCCATTTCGGCAAGAGCCTTAGCCGCATTAGCAGAGTTGATTACTACGCTTGCATCCAGGCCCTTTACGCTGTCCGCATATGCTTTAAGCTTAGGACCGAATTCGGAAAGTTCATCAGCAAACGCCGAAAGGCTGTTTTCACCCATAAACCAACCAACAACCCCACCCTGATTCGGGAGATTGTTTGCCATCTCAGCAAGAGATTTTGCCGCGTTGGCAGATGCTTCGATGACAGAACCATCAATACCCTTTATGGATTCATAGTAGGCCTTGAAATGAGGGGCAAATTCGGCGAGTTCCTTACCGAACTTAGTCATAGAGGAACTTCCGGTGAACCATGAGGTTAGACCATCGAGAATGTTTGCTGCTGTGAGAATAAGGATAGTCTCAGCCAGAGCTTTGACACCATCCATAGCAGACTTGTCTACCATTTTTGCGCCTTCAATGAACGGTTGAACATTGGTCATGAAAGCTGATAGATCTGAACCAATTTGAGGGAATTGACCAGAGATACCGCTCATAAATCCGCCTACGATACCGCCGATAAATGAACCTATTGCATTTCCGATTCCCTCCATCAACTGGGCGCCCTCATTGATAAGCCATTTCAAACCTGGAATTTGTGCCAAAGCTCCAATGGCGGCTAACACAAGCGCGAGCTCAGCTATGACAACGCCCATTCCAAGAACGCCGACCATAGCACCAGGAACCAATGCAGCTACTGCCGCTAGAGCCACCATGATAGCTGACAGCAGACCTATACCTACGATACCTTTGAGTAATACTTTAGTATCGATACCACTTAGAGCGTCCACAATACCAGAGAAGAATGCCATGATAACATCAACAGCGGCTTGGATAAGGGTGGGAAGGTTTCTTGCTATTCCTTTGAGAACTTCAATTACGAATTGTAGTAAGGAATCTACGATCTGTGGAGTATACTCAACGAGCGCTTTTAACACTCCAGCAATAAGTTCTAAAGCGCCTTTAGCGATTGCCGGAACACATTCTACCAACACATCAATAAGTGTTAAGACAACCGCTTTCACAGCCTTACCGATAGCCGGTGCTCCTTCAGCGATGACATTACAAAACGCAATGATACCTTCGCCAATCTTTTCGATGATGGCGGGAATAAGAGCTGCGACGCCTGTAATGATCACCGTCAAAGAAGCCACAAGAGCTGTTGCTCCAGCAATTCCTGCTGCGGCTACAGCGGTGATACCGATAGCCAAAGCCGATAAACCAGCACCAGCGGCAAGAAGACCAACACCGATCCCCAGAACACCAAGACCAATAAGAGCAAATGCCCCTGCTAGTGCCAATATTGTAGGTACTAGAGGGGTAAGCACAGCACCAGCTACACCGATTACAGCAAATGCTCCTGCAATGGTGATGAGGCCTTTTGCAATGGACTCCCAACTCATTGCCCCAAGAACGCTGAGTATCGGAGTTAAGGCTGCCAAAGCCACAACGGCTACGAGCATTGCTGCTGATCCAGCAAGAGTGCCGTTCATAGCATTCAGACCAATAGCCAAAATAGCAATAGAGCCACCTAAAGCGACAAGACCCTTTGCAATTTCCTCCCAACTCATTCCGCCCATCTTTTCCAGAGCATTCGCCAAGATAACAAGTGCGGTAGAGACTGCTATAAGACCTACGCCGATACCAATCATGTTTTTAGGCATGAAGTTAACAGCTACGGTCACAGCAAGTAATGCCCCAGCCATACCCGTAAGGCCCTTCGCAAGTTCCCCCCAACTCATCGCTGCCATATCTTGAACAGCGGACGCAAATATCTTCATAGCCGTGCCAATAGCAATTAACGCTATACCTGTCGAGATAACATGTTTTGCGTTACCTGTGACATTTGTAAATATGGCGATTTCGGCAAGAAGCACACCGATAGCAGTAAGTCCTTTTGCTATTTCACTCCACTTCATTTGAGCAAAGTCTTCACAAGCGGAAGCAAGAATCTTCATTGCCGCCGCCAGAATAACGATACCTGTTGCGGTTGTGATGGATTTACCGCTGAACTTTGCCGTGTTTAAAAACAGAGAAATCTCTGCCATCAACACCCCAACGCCAACCAAACCCTTAGCAAGTTCGTTCCAACTTAATTGAGCCAGGTCTTCACAAGCAGAGGCTAAAATTTTGATAGCTGCTGCAAATATAACCATTTGGGTTGCGCCTTTGATCATTGTCGGACCACCACTACCCATGACTTTGGCTGCCGCTATCATGGTTGCAGTCAGACCTACGACGCCGACTAACCCGATCACCATTTCATCGAAATCAAGTTCACCGATCTTCTTCAAAGCCGAAGCCAGAATAAGGACAGCAACCGAAATGCTAATCATAGCAGCACAGGTTTTGGTAACACCAGTTAAGTTCCCACTGATTTTACCAAACAGGGCCATAGATCCCATCAAATCAGCAAATAGTACCGTAATAGCGCCAAGAGAAGCAGAAAGTTTTTCACTATCGATCAAGGAAATAACCAAGATAGATGCGGCGAGAATACCGATTGCGGTTGCGATTTTAAGTAGTGTACCTGCTTTTAGCTGGGTCTGGTAGGCTTCGAAACAGCCTCTGACTCCGTCAAGAATACCTGTTACACCATCGAGAATTCCTTTGAAACCCTCAAGTGGTTGACTCAGACTCTTAAGGAACTTGGTGATTCCGAAAGCGATAGCTCCTAGAGAAGCAGTGTTAATGAAGTCGAAGATGCCTTTAAAGTCGGCTTTACCAACTTTATCGACAATCCAGTTCATCATCTCTCCAAGCGCTTTGACAATACCTCCACAGATGGTTTCTACACCTTTCCATAAAGCTTGTAGTGCTTGATAAAAATGACTATTAGCTATTGCTTCACCCATGAGCTGAATAGCCGTGACAACGCCAGACTTCATACTTCCGGCAGCTTCTCCGACTTGTCCCATTCTTTCGTGAACTCTTTCGAGGAATGAATGGAAGACTTCTAACCCAGGGAAGTTGAACTTTTCTTTCACCGCAAGGAAGAAGTTTTTAACTTCGGTAGCCGCCAGCTTTACAAAACCGATGATTCCTTGTAAGGCTTTGTTGAATATATCGCTTGTCTTAATCGTTTCGTTAAGTTTTACAAGCCAGTCACCCCAAGATGCGGTTACACCAAGAATTCCTCCTCCAAGAGTTCCAAGACCGCCAAATAGGGGACTAATAGCGTTCCAGACGGCAGTAAAAGCTTGTTTGATGATATCCAGAACAGCAAACAACCCTTTGAAAGTCGATTTAAGATTCGCAGAAGTTGTATCGCTCAGTTTGAGTTTAGCTGTTAAATCCCTAAGACCTTCGGTGAACGCCACCAACTGCTTAGCCGTTATTGGGGGAAATATCTCTCGAAAAGCTTCACTAATTGGCTTTACTATCGACATGATGCCCTCAAAGGCATTTCTGAAAGAATCAATAAGAGCTTTCCGCCCACCAAGATCTTTCCACCCTTGAAGCATCTCATTTCTTGCCGAAGAAGCATTGTTAATTATATCGCCGAAGATATTACTGACTTCGGTTAGAAGCTCTTTAGCCTCTTCAAAGTCGCCGACGATGATCATCCAGCTCTGAGTCCAACCGGACTGAGCGGCCTCCTTAAGAGTATCCCACAACTGCGAGAACGTCTTAACTTTAGTCGCTGCATCATTCGCAGTTTGACCCATTTTAATTATAGATTTGATCTGCTCATCGGTGTAACCCATCGTTTTTAGCTGCTGCTCGTTAAGGTCACCTGTGAACTTCGCCAATGTCTCCGTTAAGACCTCGGAAGTAAGCCATCCATTTTTCAACGATTCACGGAAGCTGCCTTCGTCTTTAATCATCTCATCAATGGCAATTCCGTGTACCTTTGCAGTCTCTTTTAGAGCATCTTGGAACACTTGACCGCCCATGCCGGCATTAACAACCGAGTTCCAGTCCATTAGTTTTACAGTGCCAGAAGCAAGAGCCTGAGAAAGCTGATACATCGCCGTGCTAGCCTGCTGTGAGGTTGAGCCGGATACAGCAGCGAGGTTCGCGATACCTTTTATCGCGGATACTGAGGTGTCCAGATCAATACCAGCAGCCGTAAAAGTACCAATGTTACGAGTCATTTCCGTAAAGTTATAGATAGTCTTATCAGCATAGGTATTCAACTCGTTCAGAGCTTCATTGACATCCTTTAAAGTTGTTCCTTTTGAAGAAGTATTTGCAAGAACAGTCTGAATAGCGTTGATTTGAGTTTCATACTCCTGAAAACCGGTCTTAATCGGGTCGATAGTAAGGGCTGAAACAATCTTTTTACCAGCGTTCAGTGCTGAGTTTGTTATGTTAGCGAGGGCGGTTACTGCCATGACCTCGAGAGCCGAAAACTTCAAACGAACCGTTTCGACTGCTCCTTGTATACCGGACATGTTGACGTTTTGAGCGGCTTTACTTACGTTCTCAAAACCTTTGGATGCGCCTTCAAGATTTAACCCCTTTTTTAGTTTATCAATCGTAGATAAACTGGTCTGAATATTGCTTTCGAATTGTTTGTTGTCAAAACGCATTTCTACAACTCTTTGGTCGACGGTTGTACTCATAGCTTAGTAACCTCCTTCCATGCGTTATTTGCAATTTGATCAAAAATAGGCTGGATAGCAGGATTGATGTAATCTCGCCCCTGTACCCAGCCTCCGGTTCCGGTTCCATGTCCATACTGTAGAATAATGGCTATTGGAACTCCATTTTGAATGTTTGAGTTATAAAAGGTAATTGTCGCCATTCCATTTCGGTTTACAATCTTGTAATACCACGAATTTGCTGTTTGTCCGGAGTCAACAGGTGTTGCAGACGCAAGGGCGGCCACTCCCTCCCGACCGTACTTGTCGAGATCTCCGAGACGTACAGCCCCTTTGGCTTTCTCTAAGAAACTGGTCAGTTTGGAAAAGTCGCCTTTTTGTCTGAAACTTATCATGTTGAATTCTCCTTATCTGCGCTGACAATAATCAAGGCTGATCCAGCCGGCGCCGCTTTTGAGTTTCCCCCACTTCTTAGCCCCGGGACCATTGCTTTCCTCGACAATGGTATAGGTTCCTTTATCCTTGATACTTCCAGTAAGACCGTAGTTTGTTCCTGGCCCTTTTCGAATGTTAAGGACGTTTGCAGTTACGTTAACGAGATATGGAATAATTTTATTGTTTTCGACTGGAGAAGTAGGTGGAGCAGACGAGCCAGTTGCACCGAGCCGCTTATTGACTTCCTCGCATAGTTGCTGGCGTTTATTCCAGATATACGGTTGCGCACAACCAGTGGCTGAAAAATATCGATGAAAGGTAAGCGAAGCATTTGGTGTGTCATCGCAATAAATACCGGGCCGGCCGTCCTTTTGCTTGATACCGGGATTTCTTTTACACATATCGACGCATAGTTTTACCAGGGCTTCCCAAGCTGCGTCTGATACGGTCCAGTTAGGACTTCCGCTATTATTAGCCACCTCAATCGTCAAGGCGGCATTATCATTCGCTGCACTGCTGCTGCACCAAGAGCGATCTTTCTCTTCTACGTACATTCCAATTCGCCCATCCGAGCCGATGCCATAATTCGAGGAGGCATTTCGTCCGGGGGTTTGGAATACCTGCCCCGTCGATTCGACTGTGAGATTGCCGGCAACATGGTGCGGAGTGATTTTTGTTATTGTCTTGTTGCGTGGCGTACTCTTAAATGCGGATATCTTTGTGTATGCCACTAAGGGACTATTACTCATCTTTATCCCTCCCATCTCCGCCTGCGCAGAAGCTTAGAAAAGTTTCAGCGTCCAATACGTCACCATCTTCGTCATAAACTTTTCCACTTTCTGTATCCAATTTTAATTCGCCCACATATGGCAAATCGTCGTCAATTTCGCCGTTGTGGTAACGATAATTGAGTTTCATAGTTATCACCCTTTCGTATTTAATTGCTGTCTACGAGCCGCATTCAAAGCTGTATTGCGGTTCATAATTTCTTTCTTACTCATTTTTTTGGGGGTCTTGTTTTTAAGATTGCAAACCCTAATAAGAGTAAGAAGACGGTTAAGATGCCATTTCTGGCACTCAAATGGGATGTTCAATGCGATCATCCAATAATAAATAAGCTCCGCTGTGACCTGCTCATTACTGGACCGGCCGCTCTTATCCTCTAAGAAATAAGTAGCAGTCATTGGAGCTTCGATGTATTTGTTCACTTGGTCGATGTTTGCGTTTGTGAGGTATTGGTACACCTCTGGATCGACGTTCTGTGTGATTGTCATGCTTTTAATGTAATCCAGGGTTTCTTCGAACGATTTTTCCTTTTTGGAGAGAAACGCTTTGCACCATTTGGATTCCCATTTTGAAAGGGAGACGAGAGAATGCTCCAATTGCAACGTCTGCCCTTTTGAGTGGACGAACTCTTGCTTTTGTTCGTCCCATTGTTCGACGGCTGATATCGTGAGTTGAAGCATCTCTCAAACCTCCTGTCATTGTTCTGATTAAGTGGTCGGAAGTAGCGTCGGTTTGGCGGCTTTTCCTTGAGGAAGGACGCCATTTGCAAAATTTGAGGCGGCCTCTACACTTGAGGCCAACTCCATAAAGAGTTGAGAATACGCCTCTGTCTGAGAAAATGCCGCAGAAATCTCGTCAGACTTGACGAACCTCTTGCCATCAGGACTCTTCTCGCCGTAGGTCTTGAGGATAAACTCTTTGAAGAATTTAATGAGCGAAGGCTGATCTTGTGCCGCAACAATCCTATTGAGCATTTCGGTGACTCCACCGCTGGTGCTCATCTCCATCTCCATGACCTCAGCCTCGGAAAGATTGAAGTAAAAGTCTTCGGTCCTCTCGACACCGTTGTAATCGGGGTAGGTAATAGTTTTTTTCAACATGGTAAATTTCTCCTTTAAAATAAAAAAGAGGGAGCCGCCAGCCAAACTGAATACGACTCCCATGATGGTTTTGAATATTAGAATTTTGATATTAGCCCGCTGCTCCAAGCATAGTGATAATTTCGTCGGGCAGCAGAAGTTTCGGCTCTTCGCTCTCGCTACCATAGAGAACGTCTTCGATAGCTTTCAACTTCACAGCTTCAACTTTCGTGGAATCGATCGTCAAGAGAGCGGTAGGTTTGAATCCAGTTACAGGAACCGGGGTGGTTGCGACTTCCCAAGAGAAGGTGATAGCTTCGGGGCTATCGTTGATACTGGAATAACCCTTTTCGGAAGGAGAAGCCAAACCGCCATAAAGAAGATGCAGCTTGTAGCCGTATTCGTTCCCCTCAGTATCGTTGCCAAGGAGCGTCTTATAGGACAGACCAAAAGTTTTGCGATTCTGCTGTCCAATCGTAACACCGAGAGCAATTTCTGCGGAACCATCACACGCCATGAATTCGTCGGGATATGTGTATGCCTCGATGGTAACGCCGAGTTCTTCCGCCGACACCATCGTCAAATAGTTGATATTGCTCGCGTAAAGCTTAGTCGGCTCCGCGCCAGTGGGGCTCTCGGTAACGGAAATCAAACCGTTCCAAACCACACCCTTGTCATATGTTCCCCCGGTCTTAGTCGGGTAAAGAACGCCTTGGCTAACACCAGTTTCGTAAAAACGCTTACTGATTTCATCCCAAATAAGTTTTGCCATTTTTAGTTCCTCCTTTAAAAGTAGATGGTAAAGACATCATGATTTAGATTGTCTTTTTCGTAATGCCGATTAAAACGGCAAGTCGGAAGAGCAGCAACTCGACCAACAATAGGACTATCCGGATTTTTGTCAATGACCGTAACCGAATATCTCCTTAAAGACGAATAAACCCCGTCATTCGCGAACGTGTTCTTGATATCATCAAGACCGTAAACGATGGCGGGGTATTTCATCTGAACTGATGCTGGGGGTTGAAAATAGGCGTTTCTTGTACTAAGAATTCCGCACAAGACCTCATGAAGTTGAAGTCTATCCGCCATTATAAACACCCCCAATACTGAGAATAAGTCTTGGATACTGAACTTCAACGTTGGTTATTTTCCATTTAGCACCCATAAACTCAACGTACAACATTGAATGGAAGTTCTGATTGGCGAATGGATCGGCCACAATGCTAATATCATTCGCAACATTGATGTTGTCGTTGAGTTGATCGGAAGACTGAAGCTTTCTTGCGTTTCGAATCAAATCACCATAGTACGGATGCTCGGTGATTTGTCCTTCATACACGCCAGGAACAGTCTCGACCATTTCATTGAAGCCGATTACTCCATACCATTTCGCCATTTTGAATCTCCTTTACTGTTTAACCTTGGGCTCCGCCTGTAACGTCCTCTTCAAGAGCGATGGCAGAGAGGACGCGAGTGTTGGCGCCGGAACAACGGGTTTCCAGAAGACTCTTCTGCTGGTTGAAGTCGATATCAAAATCAGTGAAATGTGTGATCTCGCCACCCTTTGTCGCGCCAAGAGAGTAATCTGCCAGGTTGTACATGATACCGAGCAGCTTCTTTTTCTTATTGTCAGCCGTAGTACGAATCTGACCTTCAAACTGCTCAGCAGTGATGATTTCGCCGACATTCAGCGCAGCCTTCAGCTCATTGACATTGTCGTAAATGCGACGGCCGTTCAGGTCTCTCGCAAGCAGCATCACGTTCAGAAGGTGCGGTGTGCAGTAGAAGTCGGGAGAGCCAGAGCCCTTATACTTCTCGCGGGCATAGAGCAAGGTCTGGATGATGGTTTCGGCATAGATGTAGTTGTCACCGAAGTTAGCCGCGGTACTCGTGCCCTGAAGCTCAGTGCGCATCTTCGCAACATCAACATCGGCGTGGATCGTGTAAAGTTCGTCATCGGTCCAGACCGGACGAATATGATCCGCACTAATCTTTCCGTCTTCACCGTCTTCACGCCCATCGCCAAGCATAATGGCACGAGCAAGTTCCTCGTTCATATTCATACGATCAATGCCGTACATATACTGAACAACGTCGAAATCAACAATGTCGATGATATCATCGCGATCCAGTTTCGACTTAACATAGACGGTCTGCGGATCAGTAGTACGAGACACCAGTTTGATGTTGCCGGCGTACTTCTTTTCAGCGCTCTTCACGTAACCCTTCGCACGAAGGTTTGTGATGTCACGAACGTCAGCTTGACGAGTACGGATACGAGAGATAGGGCTCTTGTGAACCTTGGCCATAACTCTGGCAATCCAGCCCTGGTCGGTGGTAAGCATTTCCGGAGCGCCAGGACGAACATCCTTGAAATCCGGGAACAAAGTTTCGATGCTGTCGATCCCATGTGCCATGGTTTCCTTATTGTTCTCGACATAAATGTCCATAGCACGGCTAAAACTTCCCACGCTGTTAGACTTGGCCAAGGTAATGATGTCCTGCTGGTCAGAATGGCTCAGCACGTTTTTGTCCGTCTGAGTGTCCTTATCAAAGAGATTGTGTTTCATAGTTTCGTTTCCTCCTTTAGATTCTTCATTGTTATCACTCTCAAGGGCTTGTCCGATCATTGCATAAACAACGGTCTTTTGCTCTTCATTGAGCGTGTTGAATACATCGGCGACTGTTTTTTCGCCCTCAGGCTTCTTTTCCTGCTTTTCAGGTTCTTTCTTCTCCTCAGAAGGAGGAGCTTTTTGCTCTTCGGCATGGAACAGAGAAATATTCTCACCTGTGTAGATGATAGCTTCCTCTTCAGATTCCTCTCCATGAGCCATCACAGAATCGATGAATGCCCCGGGGTTTGCCCCGGCCAGAACAAGGCTCAGTTCACGAATTTCCCCGTGAAGCACGTTCGCCCCTTGCTGTTTTAGTTGGTTTGCCCAAATGGAAAGCGCGGTTACGTCCCCATGCTCGACCAAAAGCTTTGCATTTCTTCCGGATTCTGTGTCATTAAACGTGCCGTAAGTATAAACACCCTCGTCGCGATTCTCGAGTAAAGCGTGCCCAAGAACGTTAAGAGGGTCGTTGTGCTGGTGGTTCCACACAATAGGAACCGTCTTCCCGTCAAGATGCTTAAATGCATCTTTCATGATGGTTCGCCCATCTGAGCATTTAAGATTATTTCGAGTAGCCCAGCCACTGAAATCGAATTTCTTCATTTTGAATTTCCTCCTTTTATCATGTATTTAGCCAACTTCGATTTGGGATCTTTGGACTTTCCGCTTTTCTTCGAAGCTTTTTTAAAGCTTGAGTCCGAACGAATCTTGTCCAACTCCTGGATGTACTTTTCGTCGTACTCATCTTTCAAACGAGTTCGCTCGGTTTTGTGATCAGAACGCAAAGAATTGCTAGAAGCTTTGAACTCCGCCTGTAAGCGAATACGCTCTCGCTTGTTGTCCTCGCGAAGGGAAGCAATGACATTGTAAATTTTCTCCTTGTTCTGAGCTCTTTGCTCTTTGCTCATACCTTTAAGAAAATTTCTCAAATCATCAATCTTACCTTGCATGGCGTTACGATGAGATTCTACGTTGGCCTGTTTTTGATCTCGTAGACGCTCAATTTGAGAATCCGTCTGATCTTTATGGGATTGAACTCGGCTTTTCCGTTCGGTCGTAAGCCTCTCCTTAACATATTGAGCTGCATTTTTTCCAGCGTCGTTAAGTTTGGCGGTGGATTTCCGACCTGTCAATTCCCGGTTTTTCAGATAATATTCATGAGCTTTTACAGGATCGTAGTACGGGCTCGCATAGTGTTTTAGATCTTTTTCATCGTCATCAAGCTCCTGTTCGATTTCATCCAGTTGTGCATCCAAATCGTCCAAATCCGAAATGGCCGCTTCGTATTCTTCTCTTGTCATTCCTTGATCTTCGTCGATTTCTCCCCCTTTGGTTTCCTCTTCCGCCAGAGTCTCCGCAGATTGGTTCAGATTCTTATTTCTGAGTTCATCGGCTTTTGGATCGTCAGACGGTTTTAGACCGATAATCTGTCGGATTTCATTGGAAGACATGATCTCGTTTCTTGTAAACTTGTCGGCGATTTCAGAAATTTCCGAGACAGGAACAAGTTTGAACGGGTCTCTAAAGAAGGAAATCGATTGGAATTGTGACCGAGCTGTTTTTGTTAGAAACTTTCGCTTCATTTCATCAACAATAGCCGAAAGAATAGGCTCAATCGTTCGGTTATAGTAGTTGAGCATCGTTTTATCGTCAGCAGTACCATCCAAGATGCTCTGAGTGATTCCTAACTGGCTATATAGCATACTCGTTAGGTATTCAATCTGCTTCATTAGATTGTTCTCGACGGGACGATTCAACTGTGTGATACGCTCTGTACCATCGGTATAAGCAATACCATACTTCGAACCAGACAACTGATCTTCGATATCTTTACGCCGATTATCGGCTTGTTGACGCCTTGCTTCGGTCTTGATAACATAGGGTAGCTGGATAATCAAATCTAATTTACCAGAACCGCTCTGCTCATCGATCAAATCCAAAAGATTCAGTTTTCGAACCAAGCGCTTCATTGTAGAATTTGATTCGTTGATAACCGCATATAGGGGATTCTCTATAATCGCCGCTATACTTTTCGGAACCAGCTTGTCTTCTTTCAACCCTGTTGTGTCATTATAGAGCCTAACCTTGATATGTTTTGGATACCATTCCAAGATTTTACCAGTTCGCATCGAATTGATGTCGTAAGCACTGGTGAGCGTCGGGTTGAAAGTTGTATCGATCGGAACAATAGCGACACTTCCTTCGTCCAGCATTGACATTACTACGTCTTGAATAAAAGAACGACCTGTCTGATCCATGTTTGCTTCCAAAGAGAGACAGCCGTTTAATCCAGAGTTGATGCCGGATATGTAGCGACCGTTTTCGTCCAACCGAACGTGTCGGATATTTATTGAGGAGGCATCTAATGCGATACGGTTATAGACAGCAGTTACAATAGATTGTTCGTTACCTCTAGTAAGTCTAGGTCTATCCGGTCTCGAGTAGTAGCCAGCTCCCGAATCCTGATGATAATTCGGAGGCTCTTTGTTGATAAAAATGTTCCAAGCATGTTTCAGCCTGGAACTAATCGGCATTTCCATTTTGAATCATCACCTCCTTCTGGTTTCAACTTTATCGATAAGGGTTTTCTTGTAGGCAACTTTACCCGAATCGTAGATGCCATTTCGAAGTTGATTCATGTTGTAGCCTTGATCGGCAAGCGCCATAAAGACACCGACTTCTCCTCGTTTAGCTACGAATTGCACCACTTTTCCAGAAGGCGATGTCAATCCGGAAACCTTCTCGCTCATTAGCGAAGCCATCTTCCGATTATAAGAATTAATAGTTGCAGCACTGAGCTTTCCAGATTTGTTTATGGCATTTGGATCTTTTAAAAGCTCGCTAGCATACTTATCCAACTCTGTGGAAGACTTTCTTTTAGCTTTATCGGTTATCTTGTCGCTGTTGCGATTTACCCATCGGTTATCCTTTTTACTAAGACCACCGAGCTGAGCTTGGGTTCTTCGGACTCCCCATTTCATTCCGAGGATGCCGTGGTGAGTCAAAGCATTATCCATCTTAATCACCACCTCCTTTACTCAAAAGCATCTTTGTTAAGCTTGTAAGCGATATAAGCATCCATCATAGCGGCAACCGCATCGATTTTCTGATCATATCGCTTTTTAAGCAGTTTTCGATTTCCATTCGTGTCCTCAAGAGTTATACAGTTGCCCATGGCGAAGGTCATTAAATCCTCGTCAAATAAAAGCATCCGCTCCTCGGAAAGTTTCTTTAACTCACCCAAAGGAACGGATTCTGTTTTGGCTCCCTGTATAACTTTCTCGATACCGAATGGACCGTTTTCGGATTGCCACCTTTCAACGAACTCTTTGGCGTTGTAGGGGTCAAATCCAAAACATCGAACATCGTAATTACATTCGGTTATATGATTATCCAAGTCTTCATAAACCTGCATCATGTCTAACACTGTTCCCTCAAGAACAACGAGACTGCCCTCAGCCATGAATTTATCATATTTAATTCGCATCGCGGCTGGGAGTTTCATCAGGGTTAATGAAGAAATGTAGTTTCGAGTTTTTATCCCGAAAGCACCTCTTGGTAGAGGAAATAGAAATGTAAACGCACAGAAGTCGTCACCCTGCGAAAGATCCGCACCGAGCGAACAAGGCATTTGCCAGTATTTCCGTCTCTTGTGTGGAAGGGTCTCCTCATATGTAAAATAATAAGTGTAGCCTTCCATGGGAATACCGAAGCGCTTTGCTAAAATGTCGTTCCGTGCTGCTGGAGCTTTTTCCGCTCTTTCGACGTCACGCTGATAAGTCTCGTAGCTGACAGTCTTTCCGATATTTGGATTGGCTTTCGGCCACATATCAGGATCAGATACCTCGTCGATAGAATCGAGCTTATAGTACCAAATGGACACATTAGGGGCTATGTAGTCGCCCTTAAGGATTTCCATCAACTCCATTTTGATTGTATCGCCGGCTCCATTACGGACCGTACCTTCGGAACTCATTGCAACGATGAGGTAGTCGTCAACCTTGGATGCTCCTTGTTCGATAGCGCCAACAACATCCTCTCGAATGTCGCCCGAAAGCCATTCATCTACCGTGTTGTACTTAGACCTTAGACCTTGAAGCTTATTGATACTCATTGGTCGGATTTCTAGCAAAGAACCAGTTAGAAAATTCTCAACACCCTTTTTTGTGGCGGCAAGCTTCACTCGATTCGCTTTTGATCCCGTGGTATTCTGCAATGAGCCATCGGTTAGAAACTTGTAAAGTGGACCACGCGATCGCACGATAGCAGTTCGTATTGGAGACAAAACCTCTTCGGCCAGCTTCATTGTTGGAGCAGTGGTTATCTGATGCGTTGTTGCTGTGTCCACGTTCAAACCGTAGTTCTGAATACAGGACCCATACATCGACTTCGCTGCACCTCTGGCAACGATCAGATATTGTTTGTTGATGAGCCTACGCTTGATAGTCTTGTTGACGTAGCGGCCACCGTGCCCATCTGGATACGGCTCATAGACACTTCGTTCTTCGAAATAATACCATCCGAAGATTTGCTCAGCCCATACTTTGAAAGTGTCGAGAAGAGTGAGGTCTGCGCCATCTGTCAAAGTCAGTTCATTCTCACAATACTCGATAAATCCCTCGACAGCTTGATCATCGTAGAAAACACCTGGATTGGCTATGAGATCGTCGATACGATTCATCTCCATAGAGATTTCCTTACATACCGGTATCTCTCCTCGAATTACGGCATCTCGAAACATGCCGTAATATTTTGGTACGGCAGTGTTCGATAACGCCATGATTGTTCACCTAATTCTTGATCTTCTCAAGAATTCCCTTGATTTTCTCGTAATTGTTGTAGAGCGTGATAGCAGTTGTTGTGACGGTAGCGACAGTAGTAGCACCTTTAAGGAATTTTTGTGCAAATGCTTTTCCCTGGCTAACATTTGCTTCGGACAACTGAGAATACTGTCGCTCCATCTGGATACGATTGAGCCTACTACGAAGCTCAGTATCACTCATAGATTTAACGCTCTTCGATGTATGGGATTTCTTGTAATCCTCATGCGATTCTTCGGTTGAAGAACGTCCTCTGGATCTTGTGAGCTGAGCTTGGGTTCTTCGGACTCCCCATTTCATTCCGAGGATGCCGTGGTGAGCTATAAAGTTATTACTCATTTTGAATTTCCTCCTTACTCTCAGATTTAATCGGATCGACTGCAACCTGAATTCTCCACTCAAGCTCGCTCGTCATCCGATTCGTGGCCTCGATTACTGCGGAACTGGTAGGAGGATCAAAGAGAAGCTTAACTTTCTGATGTATGTATGACTTTATCATTTCCAACTTCGGAGTCTTGGGTATAAAGTCTGTCCACTTGGCATCTTCATCCTGAATGGAGAATCCTTCGGTCGGACCTACACCAATCTGAGTCAGAATTGAGAACGCAGAATTGATGTGCATAATGAGATCCGCATCGAAATGTGTGTACTCTTCTGCAATTCCGAGTAACTTCTTAATTGAAGTCAGGATACTCTCCATAATGTTCCTCCTTTATGACTGAATCTCGATAAACTTCCTCATGCAGAAACCATCGATCCCAGAAGCAGTGCAGACTTTGTAGAAGTCTTCTGTGGACTCCACCTCTTCGATCATGACTTCGGTTCGATTCTCAATCTCGCAGATAATGGCGGCCGTCGAGCTAGGCTCTTTACGTACATTGAGTTTCTCACATCCAGTTACGATGCCAAGCAGGATGTCATTGAATTCCTCGAACTCATTCCTGCTGACTTCCAGCTCAGTCTGTTGCTCAACAACCGAACCGGTTTCTCTAGTGGAATTTTCCTGATACATTTACTGTTCCTCCTTTTATTAGTGCCTCCATGGACACATATCGTTTTTGGTTCTTTGAATGGGTGCTTTTATTAGAAGACCTTCATCACCATAGTGAATTGCATTGTGAGTTGTAAGAATTGTTGATATCAGATACTCTGGGTTCAACAAAAATTCGCTTTTATCGAGGATGTCTTTTGTCAAAAGTGGATTCATGTGATGAATCAATATTGTTCCATAAATCTCATAACCCTCGACACCAAGATCACATCCGTTGTCTCTAACGATTACAAAATCTCGGATGGATTGCCACTCTCGAGATTTATAGAAGTTTTGATTGATGAATCTATCGAAACCGAATGTTTCTTCTCCGACAGATCCGCGAAGCCGTAAGTATTTGTACCGTTCTTCAAAAGTTTGCAGTCTGGATAATTCCGAATATGTTTTAATCATCATGGGAATCACCACGTCCACTGTAAACGCCGAAGGCTCTGATAGCTTCTGAAAATAACTCTTCGCTTCTTTGTTGAGATTTAATGGCTTGTGTCTTTGCTTCCATCAATTCTTTCTGCTTTTCAAGAATCTCCTTTTCGACCTTTTCTTTCGTTGACCCTATCTTTAGGTAGTGTGTAATAACCTGAGAGGAGGCTGTTCCGTCTCTCAATTGTTGTTCAGCAAGGTCGACAGCCAAGGATACCAATTGGTTTTCCCTAGCTTCAGGAGATAAAGCCGGTCTCATCATTCGCGAAGGTTCCGAAGAAGAGCTAACGACTTTAGCTTTCCTCATCCTTACTACCTCCTCTCTGTGAAATATCGTGGACTTTGGTAGTAGTCCTGTTTGGCTTTGGAGGACTTTAGTATTGGTTTTGCATAGCATTTAAAAGAACTCACAAGGTTCATCCTAAACAAAACTTGAAAGGAGAAAAGGAGGATTGAAAAAAATGGTTTTTGACCATTGACAAACCTTGCGAGCTCTTTTAAATGCTATACAGAAACCGAAAACCCCTCTCAAATATGTCCTCCGGGGAATTTTTGAGGAGGGCCGCGATGACGGAGGGGGGTGTGCTTTTTACGGACCCCTCCCCATAGTTATCAGTAGTTGGATGTTGTAGTAAATTCTAATAAAGAAATAAACTAAACACTTTTCGAAACAAGTAAACAATCCGTTTAAGCACTTGTAACTTGTTGTTTTACTTTCTTGTAGATATTACGGAAGTCATGCTTGACTATCTCATCAATCGCTCTTTCAACTTCCAAATTGTTTTCTTCTTCCGAAAGCTGATCAGAAGTTCGAGCAATTCTTGCCAAGTAAGCACAAGAGTTGTATCCTTTTTCCATGTCGAACAAAAGCCAAGAAGTGAACTGTTCGAACGGATTGAAAGGATTGTCAAACGTAGTTAACATGCATGTGTTTTGCATGGTTAGTTCACTCCTTTCCTTTTAGGTAGTTGGACACAGTAGATGGGGACACACCTAGAGCTTTCGCTATCTCGGCGGTGTTGTAACCAGAAGCACTCATCGACGAAATCTTATTCACCTTAGCCGAGCTAAGCTTTGTCGTGGCACGAGGAGTTGCTCGCTGACGAAGACTATCAATGTCAACATTGTTGATGATCTGATTCAACTTGTTCTCACTTATTGCGCCTGCTTGAATAGCTTCCCATTCGCGATCGGAGACCTTAATCGGTTCACGCCTAGCACCAACAGCAGCACGAGCTTTTGTTAGCTCTTGTTGTTTAGCTTTCTTTATCTCGCTATTTGTCATGTCGGGATTGGCTTGCTTTTTCGCATCAACGGTTGCATTTGCAGAAACCTGGGCCTGCCGTTCACGTGGGGCATTCTTTAAAGCTATATTGAGTTGGGCTGTTAGGGAGTCTACTTCCCTTTGATAGGTCGCCTTAGCCGAAGAAGAATAGGCAATCTTACCAGTATTCATCATTTCTTTGCGAGCTTGGTTGGCAAGGGCCTTCATTCGATTGGCGTAGTCAGCATAGGCTTCTTCCTGGGGTGTTCCTGAAGATAGGGTATAAGCATCTCTTGTTTCTGCCATCTTTGTGCTGCCTTGAGTTCTGATTTTCACCTTACCCGTCTTCTTATCGATGTACTCCTCACGGACTTCTTTGTAACTTTGTTCACCGGTTTCTTTATCGATGATTGGGCTTCCTTTTCTTTTAAGAACAGTAGTCTCAGACTTAGCTCTCGAAATTAGAGTAGCGGCGCCTTCATGGTATTTACCATCTTCATCGACAGTTCCTTGATACTTTTTCTTAAGAGAAGAGATTCCGTTATCTATCTCGCTTTGTTTATAATTGAGTTTGTGTTTCTCGGCATCAATGACAACCATACTATGGCGGACGGCTCTTGCGAGTTCTTTATCTGTGGCGCCTTTCAAAGTCATGTCAGTAATCAGGTTTGAGATTTTTCCCATTTCTGTCTGGGTGTTTTTCATCAACCTGATACTACCTTCTTTATACGATCCAGGACCATAAGTCATTTTAGAATCGAATCCTTCAAGACCTTCAAGCGGTTTTGTAGAAGTGATCTTGACTTTACCGCTCATAGGAATGACCATGACTGTATCACCATCAAAATCAGCGCCGGACAAACGCTCTGCAACTTTACTATTGATACCAACCGCATCGAGAGCATTTCCAAGAATTCGTCGAGCATCGGACTGCTTGTTGTTCACGGTCAATACAGGAATCTCAAACGTTCCACCATGAGGAAATCTTACCAATGCTACTTTCTCTCCGTTTTCGTAATTCGGAGCATAGACCTCAGTATCTTTCATCGATGTGATCGGGAGGATAACCTGATACTTCTGTCGTGGTAAAGCAGCAGCCTGTAGATGCACGGCAGCCGAATCACAATCATCAGCAAAAGATTTCAAGAGAGCCTTTTTAACAGTAGGATTCGTAAGAGAACAAATCTCATCAAATTCAGCTATTTTGTCGGCAGCCGCCAAACCAAGCTGTTTCTTTATCAGAGTCATACTCTGTTTTGATAGAAACTGAGATGGTAACTTGTCCGCCCATTCACCCCAATCGCCTTCTTCTGCTCTCTTATTAATTAGGGAAAGCTGGCGTTCTCCATTTTTGTCGATGTAATAACTTTGTCCACCGGCTTTGATTAGAGAACCGAACGGATTGTCAGGGTCCGCAGTAATGTTTTTAAGAACATCGCCTTTCGGAGTTCCAACTTTCTTATTTGTGTTAAACATTACATCAACACCATCCGGAAGATCATCTGAATAGATAGCCATTCCTTTGATATACTTCTTTCCATCTACCAGAATTCGAACTTGAGCATAATGAGAATCACCTAAGGCCAGATCGTCGACACCTCTGCGAAGTTCGATAACTCCGTCTTTGTCTGCGCCGCCTTCTTCCTTATAACGAATCTGAACACGTTTAGAATCCATGCTTTTTGGATAGACAAAAGTGTCGAAAGTATCGCCTCCATCGTGAGACACATAATCAGTGACAGAATTGATCTTATCAAACTGATATATTTCTTTGTGTTCTGTTCCCGGAGGACAGATAACTTTGATGTTGGTTTGCTTTCCGGCATTGGTAACCTGTGGAACGCCGCCACCATAAACGGGATAGCCTTCCATTTCCAATATGTACAGAGCTTGACTAAGTTTCTCTTTAGAAATACCTAATTCCCTCTCAACACCAACGCCAACATCGATCATCCCTTTTTCATCGATCTGCTTTCTCAGAAAGTCAGCAGTTTTCTTCGCCTGATTCATACGAGCTTCGGAACCCTCATCGAGAAGAGAACGCACAGACGAGTCATTGTTGTAACCCATCTTTTCCGCAATCTCGTTTAGACTATATCCTTTTTCGCGAAGACCTCTGGCTGTAGCAACATCAAGAGCACGTCGTTCATCTTTTGCTAAAGATCGCTGAGTTCTTAGTTGGGAGGTGGTAAGACCAAAAGTTTCCGCTATCTGCTTTTCGGTCAATCCTTTCTTTTTAAGCTCTTCAACTCGACTAAGAAAGTCTCCGCTGTGTTGGTAAGGATTGTCGCCCGAACCCCAAGGATAGCGACCAGAACGTTTTGGCGTTCCATAATGCTTTAAAATGTCTTCCGCTATGGGATTCATGGCTTATTCCTCCTCTGCTTTAATTTTTGAAATCACCTTGTCAAAAGTGATAATCTTGTCCATAATTGGGACGATTTCTTCGGCTGTTGGTTCGAGATACAAAATTTGATCGTTTTGATATAATCGTAATTCAATATCAATTTCTGATGGTTTAACCTTATACTCCAAACAGAAAAGGGCTACATAAACCAAAAGCTGCTCCATATGTGCCGGGGTTACGCCAGTCTTCAAATCGTGAATTCTCAGACGCCCATTCCTGAACGAGATAGCATCTGCTGTTCCGAAGCAATTTTCAGAATAGAATAGAGTTTGCTCAGTAATCATTTTGAAACCAATGGCATCATTTACGTACATATTAAGTGTCTTCTGAGACTTAGGTAATTTCTGCCCGAGCCTGATACACTGTTCAGCAAACTCGTGAAGTATGGTTCCTTTTTGGGTAGCCAAGAATTTCGAATAGGACTCGGCAACTTTTTCAGGACTGTAGTTTATCCAATGATACTTGCTAGCACCGAGAAAAGCGTGTTGCCCTTCTAGATTCAAATGTTTGTTGAAGTTCATACAGCACCTCCTCTTTATTTTCTGGATAAATAAAATCTGCAAATGACATTTTGTTCATTAAATCAACATAGTAAGGCTGATTTGGTTGACATGGTGCGTCTTCACTTTTTTTACCTTCTAAGGCGGCCCACGTGTCCTCATATAACACGATCAAATCGGGTATACCTTGAATTTCATTTGGATCAGTATGGATTACCATACACCCTGGGAACATTTTTTTTAGTTCCCGAATCAATTTTGTTTTAAATCTGTTTTCTAACATTTTTCTTGAGCCTCCTTTCAATTTTTTGAACAAAAGAAAAGAGAAAGTAAATGCAGGTCGCATTTTATCCTTCTCTCTTCATAAAAGGGTATGTTTTTTTCGCGTGACTAAAAATGACAAAAGAAAAAGCCCATACCGGTTAAGGCACAGGCTTTATAAATTGATTGATTTATCTTTCTGTTATCGATATTGGGTTAAGAATGAAAATTCCAGACGTTGGGTCATATTTACCAATCTTTGCAACTATGCTGATGTTGGTTCCGACTTTAACAAAGTCCGGAAGGAACAAATCCTTAATCCCTAACTGTTGTAATCCAACATCGTTAAATTTAAAAGTAGGGCCTGTTTGAGTGTTCTCGTCGTAATCTCCAGAAGACACTAAAAGATCCCATCGAGTTTTATAATCACCGTGATTTGTGATGTAATCGATACGACCATTAAATTCTACTGTTTGTCCATAATGTTTATCGGCAAACTCTTCTACACTTGAATCCGTTGGATCTTTGAGCTGTAAGAGAGCAGAGAGATCATCACTATTGTCAACAGTAAGATGTTCGTCTTTAGTTTCGAGTTTTTCTGTAGGTTGTTGAGTTGCTTCCGATTCCTTATTTGTATTTTCCTCTTTAGCAGGGAATGTATGATAAGTCACTATAATATTCGCATCCTTGGAAAACTTATCATCGGTGCTAAAGAGAGTATCACCATCTACAGCTACTTTCTCGACTTCGCCATCTTTGGTCGTCAATCCAAGAACCAAATCGTTTAAAACTTCTGTTTCAACATTTGTAAAACCAGCTTCTTGCAGTTGAGCGATAACTTCTTGGTAGTTAACACCCTTCATCTTCTTAGACGAAGAGGGCATATTAATTTGATCATCGGATAGAGCCGACCCACTACATCCAACTAACGATATTACGAATGTCAAAGCGACTAGCATCGCTAAAATTTTTCGTTTCATTTATTTTCAATCCTCCGTGATGTGAAATCATATTTAGCTAACAGTATACCATAAACTGCATGAAAAAGAAACCATTTTTGAAAGACTATTGACTTTTTCTATTATTCGTGATATGAGCTCCCAGAACCCTCAAAATACCTTCTGCCCATTTACCCACTTTTATTGACCAAACTCTTTAATATCTTTAATCTTTTTATCACAATTAAATAGAAATAAAAGTGGGCAAGTGGGCTTTTTCATTCTTCTTCAAAATAAATTTGCGCAAATCAGCCTTTTTTCACAAAAAAGATCCACAAAACCCCCGTTTTCAGAAAATGGGTCCAAATTTTCAAGCCCACTTTCATCTCTCAAAGATGGGTAAAAACCCATACAAAGTGGGCAAAAATGAAAAGTAAAGGCGTTTTTCGTCCGTATACTTTGCCAAAATCGGTCCAAATTCCAAAAAGACCAACTTCCTATTTTCAAAAAGTGGGCATAAAATAGCCCGAATCTTATCCAATAGACAAAACTCGGGCTACTAATATGCGCTTTTCATCATTAGCTATTATTCCTTAGATACCGAATCAATATCCAAAGGAGCCATAGCCCGCCGGTACACAGCGTCAGAATAACGTCCAGTAGAATGCCAAGCGTGCTACGCTTCTTATTTCCTCTGCTCAAATTATCACTCCTTCCACAGAGATTATACTACCCAATGATTACCATTTCAATTACCCAAGCTCTACTTTATAGTCACACAATCAATATATCACACCTTTCTGTAACCTACATACTTTGTCATCGCCAAACTTTACCAGAATGCTTGTCGATCAAAACGATACGACCTTCTATTTGAAAACCCGAAAGCTCACAGATATTGAAGATTGTATGTAGAAGTTTGTGAAATGTCTCATCTTCTTTCTCAAGGTTTTTGATTGCTTCATAAGCTGTAGGATCAAAACAACCTGAAGCATTTTTTCTAGGATCTCTACAACTCATTTTTCATTCACCTCCGAAACAAAGTTATAAATTTCACTAAGTCCTATATATTTGTTTTTTTCGTCTACTAAAGTAGGCGCCTGTCTGATTCCAAGCCTAGATACGAGCTCGGCATTATCTTCGGCTAAAAGTTTTGTAAAGGTAATTCCAGCATCGTTTAAAATCTTCTCCGCTTGCTTACACTTTGGACAGGTGTTAGTTCCGATTAACATAAGCGTCTGAGTTGCCGTATATGTCTGTCGATCCTCAAATTCCTGCACCTTACCGTCATTCCAATTCTGAACCGGACGATAATAACCAGTGATACGGCTGTAGATTTCGGTTTTCTCGCCACAAACCGGACAATTCGAAGCTTTACCATTCAGATAGCCGTGATGCTTACAGATGGAGTAGGTGGGAGACAGGGTGTAATACGGCAACTTATAATTCTCAGCAATCTTGCGAACTAAGTGGGCAGCCTGCCTCCAATCAGAAAGTTGCTCACCAAGGAAAGCATGAAATACGGTCCCAGAGGTGTATAAAGTCTGAAGACCGTCCTGAATATCGAGGGCTGCAAATATATCGTCCGTATACCCGACAGGGAGATGGCTGGAGTTGGTATAGTAAGGAGTACCGTCTTCATTCGCAGTGATGATGTCCGGGTATTGTTTCTTATCCGACTTTGCAAAGCGATAGGCTGTAGACTCGGCCGGTGTCGCCTCCAGGTTGTAAAGGTCACCATACTGCTCTTGATAGTCGCTTAGGCGTTCCCTCATGTGATTGAGAACATCCTTAGCAAACTTCCGAACCTCTGGAGTGGACAAATCCTTACGCAGCCAGTTAGCGTTGAGCCCGGTCTCATTCATACCAACCAGACCGATAGTGGAGAAGTGGTTGTTGAACGTGCCGAGGTACTGCCGAGTGTAAGGATATAGACCAGCTTCAAGAAGCTGCGTTATAAATGTACGTTTCACCTTGAGGGAGCGAGCCGCAACATCCATCAACTCGTTCAACTTCGCATAGAAGTCATGTTCGTTCTTAGCCAAATATGCGATTCTCGGCAAGTTGATAGTGACCACTCCAACAGAACCAGTAGACTCGCCTGAGCCGAAGAATCCACCGGATTTTTTGCGAAGTTCACGCAAGTCGAGTCTCAGGCGGCAGCACATGGAGCGAACATCGCTCGGTTCCATATCAGAATTGACGTAGTTGGAGAAATAGGGAGTGCCATATTTCGCTGTCATTTCAAAAAGGAGTTTGTTGTTCTCGGTTTCACCCCAGTCAAAGTCTTTAGTAATGGAGTAAGTGGGAATAGGATATTGAAAACCCCGGCCGTTGGCGTCACCCTCAATCATAATCTCTATGAAGGCTTTGTTGACCATGTCCATTTCATTCTGGCAATCGCCATAAGTAAAGTCCATCTCTCGTCCGCCAACGATAGCTGGGAGATGCTTCAAGTCATTCGGGACCGTCCAATCCAAAGTGATGTTACAGAAAGGAGCCTGAGTTCCCCAGCGTGATGGGGTGTTGATACCGAAGACAAAAGACTGGATGCACTGCTTAATCTCCTTTTGAGTAAGCTTATCAATCTTGACAAAAGGTGAAAGATAAGTGTCAAAGGAAGAGAAAGCTTGTGCTCCAGCCCATTCATTCTGCAAAATGCCGATGAAGTTAACCATTTGATTGCAGAGCGTAGACAGATGACTTGCCGGAGTTGACGAGATTTTACTTGCGACACCGCCAAGACCCTCCTGAATAAGCTGCTTCAAACTCCAACCGGCGCAATAACCAGTCAACATGGACAGGTCATGCAAATGAAGTGCAGCGTTTCGATGCGCGTCCGCAATTTCTTTATCATAAACGTTCGACAGCCAATAGTTAGCGGTGACTGCGCCAGAGTTTGAGAGAATAAGGCCGCCTACTGAGTAGCTCACTGTAGAATTCTCTTTAACCCGCCAGTCGTTAAGCTGTACATAGCCATCAATCAGTTCTTGAAAGTTTAAAACATTGTCCATAAATTAAATGCTCCTTTTTACGTTGATAATCTGTTGGTTACTGCTTCCGTACATCTGGCCTTGGACAATCTTGTCTATCTCAAATTTACCATCAACAATATAGTCCGCCATCTGTGCGAGCTGCGTGTTTTTGATCTCGTCATAACGGAAGCCTGTGTAAATCCAGATATTGAAATATCTAGGAAGAAGCTTCAAAAGAGCTACACATTCTTCTTGTTGAAAGAAAGGGTCACCTCCTGATAAGGTAACCCCGTCTATGTATCTATGTTTCTTAATATCTTGCGCCAGCTCTTCTGGGGTAACTTCTTTTCCACCGTCGAAGTCCCATGTTTCAGGGTTTTGACATCCGACGCATTGATGTGCGCATCCCTGGCAGAACACGACGTAGCGGACGCCGAGACCGTTGACGAGAGAACAAGACGTAGTTCCTGCTATCCGCATTATCGTTACCTCCTTCTACAATCCAGTTTTCTTTTGAGAAGAACATAGGAATACCAAACATCAAAGTTAAAACAAAAAAGGTGCCGTCGTATTCAATAAGAACACTCAGAGCACCTAATAAAATGAAGAGAAACGAATAAATTTTATTCTTCAGCAATTCGCGCTTCCACATTGCGTCCTCCTTCATTTGAGAGGTGAAACGCCTGATTGTCACCATACAAGACGTTGTGTTCTTTTCTGCTTCCTCAACGGTAAGGGCTTTAAGCAGAAGAAGGTAGTTGATGTGGTCTGTGATCTTTTCATCCCGTATCTTCTGAGGGTAGTTATTACCTGAGCGACACATGTCATAGATGCTTACCGTGTGTTTAGCCAGCATACCTGCCAAAGCGTTGATAGGCGTTGTCATTTGAAGTTCGGCTGCCACTTTGAAATTATGCAGGCGATCTGCCGTGGCGTATTCCTTGGCCTTGGTAATGAGGATATCAGTGCAGTGTTTCTGCTGATCCTCGATAATAGTGTTGAATTGTTCAGTTTTCATATAGAATCTCCTTTCCGTGATTCTGTCACGACTAGTCTAATTCCGGAGTTGATGATCATCTTTTCGCAGATTTTGCATGGTTTAACCTGCTCGGAAGGTATTCGCTTTTCGTTTTCGAACCCTACCAAATATAAGATAGAACCAATGACATCACGTCTGGATGCCGATATGATAGCATTCTGCTCAGCGTGTACGGCAAGGCAGGCTTCATACTGCTCACCATGAGGGATATTATTTTCTTCTCGCCAGCAATAACCTACATCACAACAGTTGTCAGTACCTCGAGGAGAACCATTATATCCAGTTGCAATTATCTCATCATTCTTAACGATAATGGCACCGTACTGCCTGCGAAGACAAGTGCTGCGTTTAGAGACTGCTTCCGCGATGCCAAGGTAGTATTCAGTTTTAGAGATTCGCTTCACTGGAATCCTCCTTCTTGTTTAGAATATCTAGGTATCTACGACTCGCGTGAGAACGAGTCATCTCAATAGTAGGAAAACCATCTTGTGGAAACCGAAGCCAAATATCAAAATCTGTAATTAGATCGCCACTTCCGACTAAATCTTCAGCCCTGTCAATTACATCCTGACCAAGAGCTTTGACTTGTTCAACAAGTCTTTCGTTGTAGGGCCTTTTTTCAATCAGCATTAGGTTCAACTCCTTCCATAATATTTTTGTACATATTACGTAAATGTGTTATTCCGTTTTGACGCCCAAAAACAATTCTTATCTCGTTTTTGTTTAAAAGCATTTCTCGAACTATTTCTTCTTGATAAGGAAGAAGTTTAATGTGCTTCTTTAGCTCAAGAATAAATGTGTCTATTCTGAATACGCGCTCGGCTTTCGTAATTGGTGGAAGCCCATGTTCAGCTCGAATTTCATTAAAGGTTTTGCATTGATCTTTTTCGCCGATAATCACTTCACTATACGGCAGCCCCTCGATCCAAGAACCTACCTCGTGCCATTCGTCAAGTTTATGTCGGATCTTGCATCTATGCAAATACATGCCGGCCAGAACCTCATAGTTCAGCATGACCGTGCGCTTCTGGTTGTAAGAAGAGGGGAGAAGCTGAATCATCTGCCACCAATATTTCTTATCACCAGTTTTAAGGAACGCTTCGCGATTTGCGTTAAGAAGGCCTACAATTACTTCGAGTCCGTTTTGCGGGCTCATAGGATCGGCATCGGTAGGGTAGTATATGAATGACTCGCAGTTATCCCCGCACCAATCGCCTATTAAATGCTCACAGCTAAAGTCTCCGTATTCGAATTCTTTTGCTTGAATTTTGTGCATGGTGGAGCAGGAGTTGGCGACCGTACCAACTTTATAAGTATCGAACTCTTTCCACCAATACAAAGGCGCCGTAATATCCACATACACCGCAATCATCCTGCGAAACTTGGCGTGAACCGGACCACCTTTAACAAGCTTCATCATCAGCTCATAGTCATTCTTACCGATTTGGAAAGAGTGATCGTATGTATGCTCGCAGTCATAGTGGGCACAGTTTGGACAACCAATCCCATCATCACCACCCTTACAAATACCACTGTCGGATTTTTCCCAGCTATTCATTGGGTTTCGCATACCACGGATGGTTTGCTCTAATCCAATAACTTCGGTTTTTTCAATTAGAATCATTGTTATTCTCCTTTTACTTCAAAACTCATAGATGTGACTCGATTAAATCCGAACAACTCCATTATTTGGGGGTCATGTTTTGCCTCGTCTGTTAATTGAACTGTGATGGCGTCATCCCTATGCAACACAACACCTATCGGCTTCCCGGAATGAATATAGTCACATCTATTTAGTATCTCTTTCATTTGATGGCATATTGGAACACCTTTAGATTCTTCAAGAGCAGCCCATAACAACCAAATAAGTTCCTGAGCATTGTGAAGAATTGAGGACGTACCCTGGTCAGACTCCAAAAATCGATATCTACCTTCAAGGGCGTTAAGACTGTTGCAAGTTGCTCCAACTGTATTAAAATCAAGCTTGACCATTATTATTCTCCTTTTCGATCAGTCTCTTATCGATTTGGTTAAGGATATTCTCCACCATTCTGCGACTATTGGGATGTAACTTGATATATTCCTTGTGCTCATCCCACCACTTAAATATTTCAGTCAGATCTCCTTTGGCCCAACTGAATGCCCACCAGTCGCAAATCATTTCGATAATATAGTTGTACGGCATTTCAATGCATTCTTCGGGCTCGTTGGGGTCATCGTGGATAAGAACCCAATATTGCCAGTGATGAGGGTTACGATGAATGTGAAAAAGCCAGGCCTTATTGAAAGCCTGGACAACAGCGAAGGAACGATTTCCTCCATAAAAATATTTATCATAAGCGTCGTACTCATCCGGTTCCGACTTGGACTGATCGTGAGCAAACCCTGTCAACCATTCCGCATTATCGGCCTCTTTAACCAAATCTGGAAGATGTTGATGAATCCAATCAAACCCTTTTTTCACATTTTCTTTATGTCGAGCAAGGTATTGGTCATATTGATAACTCATGCTATTTCTCCTTTCAAAAGAAAAACTATTTCTCTTCCCACTTCACGGGTTTGTGAGAATTCAGATTAACCGGATCGTCCAAACACTCATTACAAGGTTCCTTATTTTCTGGCGTTTTCTCGTACTTGCATGTTTTGCAATACTCGTGGAAGTAGACTTCCTTATAATCGTTTTCCATGTCACGCCTCCTTTTTATAAGGCACTTGAATGACGTCCCCACCTTGGACAGTGACAGATTGCATCATTATGCCGGTTTCTGGATCAATAAATATCGTATCCAGCTCGTGATCCCAATCTTCGAACTGCTCGATAATATTCTTACCTCGAGAATGTCTTAGTCGGATAAGCTCATCGTGAATGATTCTTCTCCATCCGCGGGCAATAGGAGTGCGGCTCTGGGCCAATATGTTATACAGACCCGATTCGGTGATAAAGCTTACAGATCGTCTCTGACCTGCAACTACCATTGGTAGGTTCAGCTTTTCGTCTTCTTCGCACATCCTCAACATCGACCACGTATTACCCGGACTGTACTCGACAATATTAGCTACATCGGAAGCCCGGAACAAAGGCTCGTCGACGGAAGAATATACATCGAGAATTCTTTTGCCAAAAGATATAGTTCCTACAATGTTCATGATTTTCTCCTTTCAAAATAGAAACCCCATTCAGAAACGATCAATAAGCTCGTCGCTGATATGGGAGATGCTTTTGAGGTTTTATATATACCTTATATAATGGGAGCATTTTACCCCTAAGGTGTTTGTTCTTATGAGGGTTGTAATAGGTGTTTGGATTCTTATAGGACCGATCCCTTGCTTGTCTTAAAGAGCCGAAAACTTTTACCAATGCATCCACTAACTCTTTTATTTGTTCTGAAATCTGTTTCCAAGCATCGGTCATAGTATTAAGAAGCTTCGCCCAATCATTCGTAGCCATATTACTCCTCCTTCTTTTTAACCGTCGTTAGCTTCAGGTAAAGGTCCAAAGCCTCTTTTCCTTGAAACGCATTTATGATATCGACTTTTCCGTTCTGTTGACGTCCGACAATCAAAACCCCGACATCTTCACCCTTCGTAAAATCAACGCCGACTATGACACTTTCATTTACACGCATGTTTTCTCCTTTCTCCGCTATGCTGCTTTCGGTAGAATAGATGGGTTATTTTTAATAACCGACAAGTTAGAACTACTTTTAACATATCTCGTTTCATTGAAATCCTTTTTGTTCTTCAAAGATCGGCTGATCGCCAAATCAATTCCGGATCTAGTTTTCAGATGATAATAATGTAAGTCGGTATAAGGCGTATTGAGTCTATCGGTTCTCCCCGCTGCCTGTGTCATCACCTTGTAAGAGTAGTTCTGCGAGTAGAAGACAATTGTGTCCGTCTTGATACAGTTCCATCCCTCGCATCCTGCGGTATACTGAACTAAATACACCCACCGTTCTCCATCTGGTAAAGGCTGATGCTTATGACCATTCCACTCCGCAACTTCCACATCTTCGCCATAATACAAGCTCTTAAGAATATCAAGCTCATAGTCAAAGTTGTAAAAGACGATCATTTTAGGATGTTTTTCAAAGAGCTCCAACAAAGCAATTTGTCTTGACTGGTCCGAGTTAACGATCTTTCTCCATAAATAACAAAGCTCACCGGCATTAACGATTGGCTCGTTTTTGTACGGATTCCAACGGTTTCTCGAAACGTCCTTATAAGTTGAGATATCGTATTGAACGTAAACATCATCATGGTGCGATACTGTTTTCCGATCAAAGTCCATATGGACTAAAATGCGGTCACGCAGCCTTATCAATCGCCCGGTGTTAATATAGCGATCTATCTTTGGAAACTTACTGAATCTGCTGTAGATAACATGCTCTCTTAGAAACTCAGTTCGATTTTTGTAGAATTCATTAGCAATGAATACTGGGATATAATCTTGCCATGTATCCCCAGGGGTAGCCGACAGCAGCACCCATTGGTTGTTTTTTGCGATTTTCAGGAAAGACTTAACCCAAACACCAGAACCGACAACACGCTGCTCATCAAATATGAAGAAGGCGTTCGTAATGTCCTTATACTTCTTGATGTTATTCCACGAATCTACAACCACTTTGTTATGGTATAGATTAAATTCTTTATGAGTAGAAAGAAGGAAGGGTATAAGCTCGCCCTCCCATTCTAACTTATCCCGCTTTTGAGCCGTTGTGATAATATAGAGGTCTTGAGGTGGATCACCCATAGGAATATAGTCGCCACCAGTCAAAGTATCCGGATTGCCGCCGTTTTGGAGGTAGTAATATGCTAAAGCCGTTAAGCTTTTTCCCGAACCGACACCTCCACATAATATCGATCCGTTCTTCATCTGATTGACAGCCTTGATTTGGTAATCAAATAACTCTAGTCTCGCTATGGTTTTCACCACCTTTTTTCATCTTTTTATGGTTTCAGAATAACCAAAACAGAAATTTAACCGTTAGAGCAATAGCCGCTACCATTAAACAAATAGCTATAACGGTAGCCAAGATATAACCAACTTTGTATCCGAATTCATTAAGTTTGTTTTTATCCATTTTTTCTCCTTTCTAATGAATAGGGGAGGGTAAACGTAGCGTCACTTCGACCCTCTAATAAGCCGACGCATAACCCACACGTCAGAAAAGTACATCGGTGTAAACCAATAGTTTTCAAGCGAATCGCCAGATACCATCGGATCTGTCAGCGTATTACCAATTTTTATGTAAGCCGCCACTCCAAGAAGCGATAGCTGAATATAGCACATAAGCGCCGCCGTCTGGTCGATGTCTTGAGCAGCAAAGAGAACGTGGTTCTGGAAGTTAAGTCTTTCTTTTCCTAACTTCTCTTTCGCCACATTAAGACTGGCGATCAAAGTTGCTCCAGCTCCGCAGCACGGATCGCAAATTGTGATGTAGCCTTTATCTTTAACTTCCTGGACAAAGTCGCCCATTGTTACCTCAGCCATAAGCTGACAAACATGGTATGGTGTGAAGATCTGTTTTTTCGAATCACTGCCAAGGTCAAGTCCCATGAAAATATGACCTAAGAAGTCCTGCTCAGGATTTTTCTCCAGAGCCATAACGACCTCGGCGAGTAGTTGAGGAAAAAGTTCCTGTTCAGACTTTTTGTATGTCTTGATTATTTGCATGTAAATAGCTTCTCGCTCATCATAATGAGATGAGTCAACTGGGTTGGACAAAGCGCAGGCAGCCATAACGACAAAGTCCTTCCAGACATCCCACGATCTATGCTGATAGGTAAGCTGCTTAAATATCTGCAAGAACTCCTTTTCATGATCATGAATGGCTTCGCTTCGCCTTTTAGGAACAAGTTTCGGTTCACGTTTAGGAATATCGGGTTTAGGCTCTGGCTTCGGTCTTCCTTGAATGTCTGGATCAGGTTCTGGCGACAAAATCGGCTTTGATGTGTGGGACATGGTTGCTTGTGATTGTGCCCTCCGCTGCCTTACTTTAGAATTTCCAAAGAAATCTTTCCAAAACGACAATGTCTTTCTCCTTTCAAAAGAAATGGAGCGCCAGCCATCTCTAACCAGCGCTCCTAAGTTGTATTGGTTCTCTTAAATAAGTTCCTCATCAACGAACTATTGCCATGGAAGGTCGTCCTCTTCCATGTCAGCGTACTTAGCCGCGAACACGTCCTCATCGATTGTGACATACATGTTCTTCAGGTAAGCTTTTAATCCAGTCTTACCATTGACCTCCCACTTGGACGGGTTAATAGTCAAATCGACACTTTTAATTTCCGCAAAGTCCAAAGTCCCGACAGACTCCTCATCCAAGACGGTCTGGGTCTTGCGAGTGACCATAACCACCTTGGGCGGAAAATTATCGAATCGGACCGCAACCTGAATGGAATGCTTTACTTCATCACCTTCGTCACGAGGTTTAAGAATTTTCACATTCCAACCATCGTTAATTAGCATCTGTGCTTGCTCCGCATCATCGATGATAACACAGAAGTTGCGGTCACCCTCGCGGTTGAACTTCGTTTCCTTTCCAGAAAAGTTGCGGAAGATAATTCGAGCATTCTCGATCATTAAGTTACCGCCCTTATCAGAAATAACGCGATGACGCTGCTGAATCTTTCCCATGCGAATCTGTCTAAGGATCTTCTTGATTTCGAGTTTGAACCTCTTTGCGAGTGGCTTGCGAGACTGCATGAGAAGCTCATACAAACCGTTCTCAGTCAAAAACCACATCTCACGCTTTTGACCTGCCCGATATATTGTATCGGTCAGCTTTTCGTCATCGTCGACCTGTTCGAGCATCTGACCGACCTTGTCGGCCGAATACTCAATAAGTTCGGCGACATCAATCGCCAAGAATAAAGGATTGTCGATGGTTCCGTACATGTTAAAGTTAGTATTTAACACCTCGACGGACTGGACATTCTCCAGATCCTTTTCGTTTACTTTTTGTGCCATGATAATTCTCCTTTTCTTTTATTAGAATGGTAGTATTTCGTTGTTATACCGATCATAAGGCTGGTCAGAGGCAAACCATTCAAAATCACCCCAGTTGTCAATGGTTTTGACAGAATCATCTACCATTTTGTCGTAGTAAGAGCGATCAATATCTGATTCTTTTTCAAGAACCTTAACCATCTCGGACTCCAGCCACCGATGACCCTTTGAGCCTGTAGCAGCGGCATAGCTGATTTCTCCAGTCTTAGAAGTGGTCTGTCGCATGAGTAGACCCCCACCGCAGCCCTCCTTAATCGGACAGAACTGACCAACCTTTCCGATAAAGATGTAGTTGTGATCATCAACCGAAAGGCTTTCATTCATATCCAAATATAAAGCGGAGCTTACAGATTTGGTTTCACAGAGATCTTCGAAGACAATATCTTCTTTGCTAAACAGCTTCTTAAACACGTAGGGTACAGCAAATTGTGTTCCGGTCGCAGTCCATTTTTCGGGTTTTTTTTTATTATCCCCTGGGACATAACCATACAGTTCTTCACACTTTTCCTTTGACGCAGTCTTAGCAATATAGACTGCATCGTTTACAAGACACATTTTGTCATATGTAGCCTCGTGTTCAAAGTCGTAACCGTACCGCTTCCCAAAATCCATGACAAACTGAATAATCTCCGGCGTTGCATCAGGAATCTTAATAGAGTCTGTCTTGATGTGAGCCACCTCGAACCCCTGCTCTTTGACGGCGTGTTCTAAATCAATCATGAATAACGCACCACGTTTAGCCACTATATTATCCTTGTTGCGAGGATCTCTAAACGCATTTTCAAACGATGCCGCAGTTAAGCCGTATACCGAGTTGATGGCTGTTTTTAAAGCATCTGCCAACTGTTTTGAGGTCATTTCGCCATTGAGAACCTTTTGAATATAAGGAGTTAACTTTCCATCCAGCATTTTATTAACGATCTCCCACGCTTCATGCTTGATGTTAACGCGTCCGTCCACAATCTCCTTAAACCGCTTAGTGAACCCAACCCCAAAAAGGACTTCACAAATGGCGCTGTTTGGGTGTTGCGATCCCACATCAAGGAGCGCCACATTCCCATACATACCCGGCTTGGCTCGAACACATCCGCCTTCTCCAACTTCAATACCACGATAAGTAGACTTTCCACGCTCATATTTGTAGCCCGGAAAATACGGAAGTAGACTTTGAGCCTCTCCATGAGTCTGGGCCATCATCTCGGGTTTTGCTTCTTCCAAGAATTTTTTTACATCCGAATCAAGATGATAAACTGGCTGTGACAGATCCCGGTAGTTAAACTGTTCTTGTGGTTTTCTATTGGTTCCAAATATAATTCTCGTTGTCAGAGTGTTAGTGGTGTCATTAACTGTCATACCAGCCAAATCGGCCAGAATCTGTCTTGCTGTCCAATCCCCAGACAAATGATTAAACACCGCTTCAGTTGCTATGACATCGTTGTCGCAATACTCAGCAACCTTAACCCACAAATCCTCAGCAACCGGCTGATCCCACGGAAGACCAAGTTCTTGGTGATGAATACAAAGTTTAATCTCCCATTTTTTAAGACTCATCTTATTACCAGCAGATGCGAAATCATAAACGTCCGTATAAGAAACGTTATAGGCTTCACCAAAGAAGCAATTTGCGCTACCCGAGATGATTCTCTGTGAAAGGTTATAGAGCTGTTCGTTTGTGTAACCCATCAGCCTTGCGTACAGAATATGATTATCGTACCGGCGGCAGTTGAATCCGACCAGTCTGAACCTCATCAGATCTTCAACCTCGGATGGAGAGGGGTTAATCATACGCACAATCGGCTTTCCTTCGCCTTCAATCTTCCAGTTCACCAAGAATAGATTAGGGAAGACCTCAATGTCGTAGAACACCAGCTTTGCGTCTTCGTTTTTTACTCCAGCAGAAATGTCAGCCGATTTAAACTGCATCTTGTTAACGAGTTTAATACAGTAGTCAGCTTGATTTGTGCTGCTCGCTGCAAACGCTAAGACAGCATTTCGCATGTCTGTGATATCGTATTTCAGTTCACTAGCGTATGCATCTTCGAGAATCTTGTAAATGAAATCGATACTGGGCTTAGTACCCGGATGAACCTCCTTGTTGAGATTCTTTTTAATCGATGTTCTAAGCCCTTTCTCGCTTTTGATCCCTTCGAAATTTACCATTTTTTCTCCTTTTAGTGGTAATCCGGAGCTAATCGTCGCGATAGGCAAGTTGTTACATTTTGTAAGTTTCCTCCTCAATGAACTATTGCCAGCGAACACCTTAACTTCTATATGGTCGTCATAAACCCGGCTAAGCTTGGATACATCCCCGGTGTAAATATAATGCAGATGAATACCCGCACCACCTTTACTAAGTTCCGCATATGTAGGCGGCCATTTGCTTGCTTCCTCGACATTCTTTTCGAAGGATTTTTGACCCGCTTCGTCCGTAATGTCGAAATCAATGACGATATGGTTTTCAGGAACTCGAACATAGTGAATCCTGGACGTATTTAGTTCTGACAGTTTTGAAGTGATCTTTTCCCACTTTTTAGATGGTATTTCCTTGTCAGTAGCGTACTGAGCGAAGCAATCCCCACACTCCTTGTCAAATATGGATTTCTGACTGCTGAATTGAATCAGCGAAATATCGTTTTTTTTTACTTCGCCATCGGCTTTTTGATCCTCAAACTTTTCAGTTCGGAACCCTTCATAATAGCTTCGAACACGAGTACCATCATCGAAGTTGAACCGCTCCTTGTAGTCCCGGAAATAGTTTTTAAGTTCCTCTTTAAAGATTCGTTGTGAAAATGGAAATGTTACCTTTGCGTCATCACAATATGTCTTGTACATCTCCCAAGCGGCTTTTAGAGTTGTTCCGTTTTCCTTTTTAAACACATGGTATGAGTCGATGATAAAGTTGTAAAAATCATTCGACGCGCCAAGCATCGCCATCGGAATATAGTCGTCGTACTTACCGGGGTCGCTCAAATAAACCTCTTGGCAGTGATAAGCGATAGCCCCGATTTCAAAATCGACCTGCTTAACGGTTTTTTTGTACTCGCCGGCACTCAATTTGTTGCCAGAAGGGGACACGTCAATCAATCTTCGGATAAGACCTGATTTTGCATCCGTAATCTTGACTGGTTTGTTGGTGCCCATGAATAGAAAGCATTTAAACCGATTAGAGTATGCCGACTTGAACTTTTCGTTCACCGTCATAAGCTCGTGAGAAACCAAGCTGTTAAGCCGCGTGTTGTCTTCAATTTTAGAAAGGTCCCCGTCATGTTGAATCGCTACAAGAGGGTTGCTCTTGAAAGCCTCTAATGCAAATGAATTATTAGAAGAACCAAGAGCTTTTGCATCGAACACAGAGTAATATCCCTCGAATAGCTGTTGGATAATATTCAGCACGGTGGATTTACCAGTTCCAGCAGCGCCATACAGAACCATAAACTTCTGCAATTTCTTAGACTCACCGCACACAATTGAACCAACTGCCCATTCAATTTTGTGACGTTCCTCCTCAGTGTATAGAGTAGACATCAACTTGTTATAAGCAGAAAAATCGCCAGCTTCAAGCGGATAACTCAGCTTTTTACTGGCGTAATCTTTCCTATTGGTGTTGGTGTTGGAGAATATAAGTTTCTCATCCAGCATATGAAAGGAATCTCGCATCTGCCTTTGGCAATACTTATGCCATGTGTCAATCATGCCTGTTTCCGCATCCCACATGTGAAGGACTCGAATATCGGAGTCGAAGCGCTGGCGGTTTTCTTCTGCGTATCTATCCAGTTCGCGATCTATTAACTGCAAGGCATCTTGCTCGTCTGTAGACCATAAGCCACGTTCTTCGATCCAGATAGCGTAGAAGTCACCTCCTCGTATCATTAGATCGTGGCTTTTTTTAATGATGAACTTTGGATAGATTTCAATGACGCCACGCTTGGTACTGCGTGTTGAAATCAATAGAAAGTCTATCATTGCATGTTATTCTCCTTCGGCGCGCTTAAGCTCCTCAAGTTCATTGTTGAGCTTTTCAATTTGTTTGTCTTTTTCTTTCAAACGGGTCGTCATAACCCAAAACCCGATATTTGCGACTAAGAGGGCTACGGCTGTAATCCTCGTTTGACGCCTGAGTGCTTTTTCAGTAGCTTGTAGGCTTCCTAAAATATAACTGATCATTATTAACACCTCCTGCTTCCCAAAACTTCGTCCAAGTACCAACACATCTGGTACCAAATTTCGATAGACCTCATGTCGCGGTTACAGTGCTTGAGAACAAATAGTCCGCCAGCACCATTTCGTTCGTATCCTCGGTCAAGGAATTTCGATATGACACCATCCACGTAGGTCTTTAAAAACTGAATATCGTTCATTCGTCCTAAACCAAGATTTACGATCATGTTCCAGAACCATTGTCCTGTTCGATTGCCTACATCGGGATCGTCCATAATATGTTCCTCACATCGAATGGTTAGAGCCACCAGCATCTCTAAGACACTGCAAGCCCGATCATCCAAATATGACGCAATTATAGGCCCGGCGTAACCACGCTCGTAACCAAATCGATATCTAAGGTCTATCCCATCTTCAGCTCTATTACCATCCATCGCAATCGTGTATGTGAAATCCACGCTATGCAAATAACTTAAAAGCTTCCGATGGGACAGGCCCTTAAAATAGTTCTCATTGCATACGAGCTGGTACATCCAATCGAAATATTCGTTGTTCAGCTCGTCTCTGGTCATTTAATCCTCCCTCTGATGCGGCTTTAGCTTACGGACATCTGAATAATTTCTTTGGTCAAGGAGAATCTCGAAATCGCATTTCAGTCTGTCATTCCTGACAAATACCGAATCGTCCTCAAACTTTCCAAAGCTTTCCAGAGACTCGAATCCGACGACGTTCTCAACGTCTTCGACTAAGTCATCGTCCTCGTCGGCCAGAACCTGATCGGCGTAGTAGGTGAGGCTGATTTGCTCATAACCGTCAGCTTCGCCAAACTCTTCCGGCTCGATTACATAAGGTTTGTCTGCTGCCATTGACACTTGACCCTCCTCTTTTTTGACAGAAGCGTCTTTTACATTCGCTTCCTTGTTTGAATAGTTGGTATACCCCTGCTTATTCAGCATTGCCGCGTATTCGGCTACCCCAGGTTTTTCTTTCGCCTGATTAGCCTTATTGCGGACATCGGCGTTATCGGCTTCATTAGTTTTCTTGTTAGAGAATACCTCTTTGACCGAGTCGATCTCATCCTGAGCGATTTGCTCGTATTTTTTCTTGACGATTTGCCATGTTGCAACAGAGCCGACAGCAGCACCGATGACAAACATCAGAAAACTTCCAAATTTATTCATCGTTATTCTCCTTTTTGATAGTCATGACTGTAAGAGCCAACCCTCCGAATAGGAAGGAAACACTCAACAGGATACCGCCCATAATATGTCTTTTACGTTTGGTATCCAGTATGTAGTCGAAAGTTGCTATGAGGTTTTCAAGCCCATCCATTCTTGACTTTACCTCCTCCAGATAATACGGCGATACCGCCGACAAAACAGATACCGGCCATAGCCGATAACATGTAAGATATAAATGCTAACCCTCTAGTCATTGTTATTTGCTCCTTCCTAATATTTCGTTCGAAATTTGTTTTCCCGGTTTGATCCAGCGCAGAAGAATAGATATTCGGATAACTTTTTACAATCATTGCTATACCAATCACGGAGAGTTTCCTTGGCAATCCGAATATCACTGTCGCTGACAGAACGACTTTGTTTCCAATAGCCGTTAAATTGACCTTTCGCCGTGACTACTTCGATAACGCTATCTCCGAATCGACCATCGGAAACACGGTTAAGAATAACCTCGACGACTTTTCGCTTATCGTTCAATTTATCATCGTAGCATTCTCCAGCTAAGGTTTTTGATATAGCTTCAACTTCTTCGTCTGAAAAAGGTTCCTCTTTTGGAATCACCGTTTCTTGTGGACGACTAATGTGAGTAGGAATGATCGAGTTAACAGGCTCTGCGATCACCACCGATTCTTGTACCATCTCATTTGTCTGGGTTTCAGGCTTCGCACATGATGCGAATACTAAACCGACCATCAAAGAGATGATGAGTATTTGAATTGTCCTTCGCATGTAAAGTCTCCTTAAATAAAGAACTACCCTCAGGCCATATGAAAGACCCAAGGGTAGTCAAGAGTATCTGGACATTTACATCAAGTCCAGGATGTTACCATCAACGTTGAAGTCAAGAAGAATTGACCGCTCGTAACCGTTTACAAAATCACGAGCCTTCTCTTTGAAAATATCATAGATTCCGAAATCAACGTAGTTATCACCGTTGGGCTGATCGGGATTATATACCCAACCGACAATCTGACCAGCCTTCGTTGTCGGAATACCAAGTCGTTCGTAGACTTCGTTCAAGAACAAATAACCCCTCGCTCTGAGGCGGTCATTGGCGAAGTTCTGTTCTGATTTAAGGAAAAACAGATTAGATTCTGAATTTTTCTCCCAATACTTGCATCCATCGTCAAAGAAACGAGCGTAGTCGCTGTAAGTGTTAGGGTCAGCCACGTTGATAGTGCTCTTGACCTTCTTTTCCTTGCCGTTTTCGTCAACGACAATTTCCTCGATCTTCTTGGCTTTAATGTTGTATTTCAGCTCACGGTCAATTTCTTCACCAAAACGCTCGACTACGCGGCTTCTGTACTCTTTGAAACCTTTGTCAATGGTTGCATATGCCGCCGCCAGAGCCACATTCCTCTTGCGAAGAATATTGTTGGATGCCAGAATTCCAGTAATCGATAGGGCACCGAGCAGCACCGAAGGACCGTAAAGCTTCACCAGCTTGATACCTGTCTGGGCGTAAACAACCGCTAAATCTTTTCTGCTATCTTCGATGGTGTACTCTTCGCTCAAGGATTCATCAGCCAGAACTCCGTGAATCTTATCGACGTCTTCCTTGGTCTGGTCCAGAATTTCGCTTACCTTGGTGGTAGCCTTACAAGCCATAACGGCACTGGTAACAACACCAACAACGCCCGCAATGACTAAAATCTCCGGGCTATGTTTTTTAAGCTGGAAGCCGACCTTGTTAAAGGTCTTGCTAACGCTATTCATAATACCTGCTGTTTTCATGGTTAAAATCTCCTTTTATTTTAATGGTAGTGCTTTGGGGAGTTTGAGCATGTAGCCTTCTCTTACTCGAACCACGGAGGCACTCTGTAGATTAGTCCATCCGTACTTGTTATCCGTATAATTGCCGGTGATACCGACCAAATCATACAAATCTGCGACGCTAACCAAACCGTAAGTAGACACCAGCTCATCCATGCTGGAAAGAACATCCTCCGCTTCACCACGATTATCCAAAATGATATCGTCGTAGTTGTAGCCGGATCTTGTCCTGTCATTGTCACGTCTATCGTCTCTGCGATCATTGGCCCGGTCGTAATAGCTCCTATAGGACACCTTAGATCCGGGGGTATTTTTCTTTGTGTTTCCGGTTTCGCCATAAAGAATCATATCAATACCGTTTGTTACGATGTCTGATATGGCTTTTTTCAATGCTGGAATCAGTACGTCCATCAGAATATAAGACTTTACCTTGCCGACATCTTCTGAAATAAAGACGTCAGTAAATTTTTGAAGCTCGCCTTTCTTTTTGGACTTGACTGTTCCAGCAATTACCTTTTCCACTTTCTTTTCAGGAACAGGATCGCTCTGCTCTTCTTTGGATTTATGGGAATTTGCCTTGTATTCTTGCATCTATATAGTCTCCTTTCACTGAACCAAAACAAGTTTCCCGGGCAGAGTAATCTTTGTGTTAGGTACTCTATTGTGATTTTTCTTGAATTGGTAAGCAAGATTGCTCTTTGCTTTGCTTTCAGATACGGCGTACGTAGAAGCTTTCCAACGATCGTAAATACAATTCTCAAACTCCATAACCGGTCCGTCGTATGTATATCGATTCATAGATTTCCTCCTCTCCAGGAAACGAAAAAGGGAAAGCACCTTGTTATAGGTACTCTCCCTTATCCGAACTCTGTTTTTCTAATTCAGTTTTCCTCCGGTTCCTCTTCGTCATTGTTGAATCGATCATCGTTCACTACGAAAATCTTCCGCTCTTCCTTACCGGTCTTGATTTTTGCCACCATCGGCTTGACGATGTACCGATAAGCGAGTCCGCTCGCAAGTACAGCCAAACCAATGCCGACAGCAATCTTTAAACCTTTACCAGAACTCGCAGTTGCGATTCCCTCAGTTACTTCAATAACCTCTTCATTGTTCATGATTTCGTTGGTTTCCATTGTTATTTCTCCTTTCAAATTTAGAAAAGTTTACTTTGTTCTTCCATTAAAGGCTGTGTTATTTTCGCGAAGAGAAGAACCTCAGCGACGATAATCTGGTCGATTACTATGTCCTATGACAAGGCACGGAGTTCCATCAGAAGCAAGCTGCGAGCTGAAATCCAACTCGATATACCCCTTATCGATATCCCATCCAAAATCGTCACCTATATCGATGTGGTCTAACCCAAGTTCGTCATAGAACTCATTGAGTGATATAAACATATCGTTTCTCATCTGACGGTTAAGTTCATTCTCAGCCTTTTTCAATTTGTCGATATCGGATCTGAAATATCGCTTAGAAAGAACATCCAAGCAGAGCGTATTACCCCTCTCGGTTATTATGACTTCGTTGCTGCGAACCGGATTTCTTGTAACATGATCCTTGGCTACGGCGTCCCTAACATCCTGCTCCTTTTTCTCACCGATCGTTTCGATAACCTTTTCCTGATAGGTCTTGAGAGCGGACTCGGAAAGAGTATAGGCAGTTGCTAGCGCAGCGTTTCGTCGAACATTTACAGAGCTTGCACCGATAAGGCAAGCTGTTGATAGAACGCCAGTGATAGCCGCCGGAATATAACAAGGCCACGCAGCCTTGACCGTTTCGACAGGTGTAAGCTCGTCCACTTCCAGCTCATCTTTTTTCTCTTCAATGAGAATAAGGGCTTTTGGCGTAGCTCTTACCGCCAGTACAGCGGTGGTGATCATACCAGCAACCCCAATGCCAGTAAGAATCTCCGGACTATGTTTTTTCATTGCCGTCCGTACACTTTTAGCAATGTTTGATATGTTAAATTTGCCCATATTTGTTCTCCTTCTTTACTTGATTTATTCGTACTTCGTTGATCCCGCCCACGAGGGGCGGAGATCTAGTCAACCAACACGAATGCCGGACGAACCCCAAGAGAGATCGACGCGCCGTCGTAGTACGTACCGCCATCGTGGTACACACGAGCGAAAGAAGACGCAGACACTTCTTCTCTCGTTGCGTTTGCCAGCCAGTACCATTCGTAGTCGTTGTTGAAGTCGGCAATACGGTTTTTTCTTATTACCATGAGAGGAAACTGCTCGTCACTGTCAGGCTCTATAGCACGATCATACCAATCGTCATGGCCGAATATCTGGCCGTATGTAGGAATGGTAAGATTGTTCATCCTGTTCTTCAATTCTTCCGGAAATGCATCCAGCAACGTCGTGTTGATCCACTTTCGGAGATCCGATTTTTCATAACCGCCTTTGTTGGTCCATTTCTTATTCATAGGCTGCTTTGCAATGCATTCGTCAAACAAGAACAACGGTCCTTTGTCTGTGATTTTCTGCGCAGTTGCGGTAAATTCACCAAGCTCAGCCAACGGGATGACGATCTGGTCACCAACCCGAATATTCTTAACTTCCAATTCTCTTTGTCTTAATACCTTCATGATTTTTCTCCTTTCAAATTTAGAACTTTAGTTGATGTTACAAAAATAGTAGTATAAGCTCATCACCAACGTCCTTGGCAATGGTTAAGATGTGTTCGAGTTTTTCATTGCATCCTTCGTATATGCAGCACTCGATTTCATCTAAGAAACTTGCGATGATGTCAACCGGTGGTATAGGTTCTCGCCATGACTCTGTGATATGTGGAGGCAGTCTTTCCGCTTCAGCGTTAAGACGATCGATCAATTCGTAAGCCGCCCACTTCGCATAGCTCTGATTTTCGAAGCATTCTTCCAGATACTTTGGATCTGGATCTTCTGGAAAGTGTTTATTTATGTACTCGCTGATGACAGAAATCGCTATGTCACACATTTCATTGTTACGGATTCGGACCGCCTCCCTCCTTTCGCGCAAATAGAAAGAGCCCTTGTTAGGACTCCTCTCCATTTCTATTTGCCTGTTTAGCAAGCGCTTCGTTGACTTTTTCTTCGATCTTTTCATCCGTCTTCTTGTCATTAACCCAATCGGTCAAGAGTGTTGCACCCATTCCGATCGCAGTTGCGACAATTCCGAGAACTTTAATCCATTTACTGTTCATAAAGCAATCACCTCCCTTTCATAATAGTGTTTGTGATTTATGCGTACTTGCTTATTCAACGGCGATTACGGTCGGTTCCCAACAGGGCGATACGATATAACACTCCAACCCGTCGTCCATCTTGACGAGTTCATTGTTGAAATCAACCCAAGGCATTAACCCACCTTCGAGCATCTCATCGCTCGACCATCCAATGGCGTCACATCCATTGATCTCTTCGAGTCCAAGAAACTCATAAAACTCGTTGACATCAACCCAACCACGTAAAGCGAAGTTTCGATTCAAATGGTATTGAGCGTTTAATACCGAGGCCATCGTCGATGAGAAATATCGCTGAGAGAAACTGTCATAGAACAATCTTTCATTTTCCTCTGCATCCTCATTCAAGACAGAATATCCGAATGCTGGGTCATAAACAGAAATCTTTTTAGCAACTTCGGCCCTAATTCGAGAGTCGGCATCTTCGCCGTAGACCGACTTAGCAGCCTCTCGATATCGTTTGAATGATTGGTCCAACATAGCATAGGCACTTGTCAATGTTGCCTGATTCCGATGGTTCAGGACATTCGCCCCAAATATACAGACTATAGTCGATAGTCCAACAGCGGCTGCCGGAATATAAACCGGACCTGCCACACAGACAACCTCCAGTTTGGTGAGTTCTTCACCTTTTTCGTCTGTAGCCTCCTCCAAAAGATGAATAGCCTTTGGAGTCGCCTTTACCGCCATTACGGCAGTTGCTACCACCCCGGCCGCACCAATGCAGGTTAGGATGGTAGAAGTATGACGCTTAAAATATAGCGTCGATCTGTAGAACAGTTTTTGCATTCCTTTCATTTATTTTCTCCTTTCGCTGAGCAAGACTTGTTTATGCAATATAGGAATTCCGACCTCCCATTTGCACCAATTCGACGTTCTATCTCTGAACCGCACGCTGGGCATACGGTTGGAATAGGGATGTTGGTTGTCTTCTCGACATCCTCATAAATCTGAGGAATTATCATATTGGCTTTGTAAACTTTAATATGGTCACCGATTCCGAGACCTAGCTCTTGCATGATGCTAAGATTATGGAGTCCGGCTCTTCTGACAGTAGTTCCTTCAAGTTCCACCGGATCAAATATAGCAACGGGGCTAATTAATCCGCTCTTTGCCACTGACCAATCAACTCCTCGAAGAACAGTAGTTTTAAGAGTATCAGGCCATTTAAAAGCTTTTGCATATCTTGGATGTTTACCTGTTGCTCCGAGTTTTTCACAGATAGACAAATCATCGAACACTATAACCAAGCCGTCCGTAGAATATGGAAAAAATTTCACCTCTTGTTCTTTGAGGTCAATAATCTCGGAAATATCCTTATCACGGACAGGCGTCCAATCGACAGGTGTCATTCCAATACTGGAAATATGCATCAAACTCTCTACGACACAATCAAACCCAAGCTCTCTAGCGTTAACCAAATCGAAGGGGATAAAGATTATTTCGTATGTGGAAGATTTCTTTGAATCAAGAAGTCTTGTTGCTCCCGAAACCATGCTTCGAGGATTCTTATATTGCTTATCGCCTGGTAGGGATTCATTGATGCGTTCAAACGTATCGTGTTGGATAACAGCTTCGCCACGAATAACAATATGGCGTTTATCCTCAATACGATGGGGGACGCCTTTGAAATATAGCGCATTGTGGATGATGTTCTCGCCAATATTTCCGTCACCACGAGTTGCAGCTTTTACCAGCTTACCGTTATCGTAAGTCAGAATGACAGTTAAACCATCTAATTTCCAAGACAAAACCCCTTGATGATCTCCAAGCCAACGAACCATGTCATCCCGGTCTTTGGTCTTGTCCAGAGACAGGGAAGGATACTCATGTTGCGTTTTTGAAAGTGAAGACACAACTTCATACCCAACATTTCGTGTCGGGCTATTTGGTAAGACTATTCCTGTCTCATGTTCCAGCTTTTTCAACTCATCATATAGAGTATCAAACTCTTTGTCTGACATGATTTCGCCTGTTCCGCTATAATAAGCTCTGGATGCAGCGTTAAGCTTTTCGATTAGCTTCTCCATGTATCTGTCTCCTTTCATAAAATTAAAGAGCCTTTGTAAGCTCCAGAAGTTGGTGAGAAACTGTACGGGATTCGAACCCGTGACCTCAACGGTTGTGTTGCGCTCTTACCACTGAGCTAACTGTTTCTCATAATAGTCCTTGTAAGTTTCGCGTAAATGCAAAAGTAAGAGGCCTAAGCCTCCTACTTATCATCCTTTTCAATCCTCAGTGTCATGTGTTCACATTTAATATTAATCTTAATTTTGCGTTCCTGATTTTCTATAACCATTGGAATTTCAACATCTGTGTCTACATTCCTAGCTTCGTATAAAATACCCTTCTTCAAAATAGCGGATATAACCATATCGGTGATTTTCATAACATTACCTCCTAAATTGTTTTCATAATAGAGGTTGTTATTTTAGCGTAAAAGAAAGAGCCCTTGTTAGGACTCCTCTTTTATTTCGGGACAATATTTTCTGATCAAATCAGCCGCTTTTACTAAAACGGACAATTCCTCCTCGGTAGCGCCTCTTTTCTTAGCCATACCAATAAACATTTGCCATTTTAACATCAGTTTCGTCTTATTCATTAGATACACCATCCTTCCATAATAGGGAATGTAAAATCTGCGCTTAAATATCACGTCTATCAAACACTGTCTCCCACCGTTCTTTAGGAATTGGTTTTATTTTTAACGCCCACATAATTTGTCTGACCGTAACGGTAGGGTATAACCCGTCCGTACACTCTCTAGCACGTTGGTCAAAATATTCCTTGAATCCGGGATGAACGTATAAGTCATCCGTCAACCAAGGGTCCAGTTCGCACCACCATGTACTCTTTGTATCGGAATCGAAACGCTGCTGAATCACTGCTAAGCCTTTATCTTCTATCTCAAATAGCGTACAGGCGCTATAAACTGGATGTTCACAAATATAAAGTTTTCCGTACATGGAGGCATAAATGTCAGGCTTTTCATAGTGATATCGCATAGTTCTCTCCAAAAGAAAAAAGCCCATGCCATGTAGACATAGACTTTCTTTTTTTAATATGTTGCTACTCGTCAAACATTTTACAACTTGTTTGACAGCTCGGCCACGGCCCGCCGCAAGTAGAGCACACAAACGGCATACCGCCCGAGTCTTCGCTCTGATGGTCCCAATCATCCTCGTCCATTACATGATTACATTCAAAACACCTAAATTCCGATTTATTATAACTATACCTCATAGTCGCCCCACACTGAGGGCAATCGGGATTATATCCGGCGTAATCAGGGACGTCGTTATAACCATTCTCCATCGAGTTGTTAATTGTCTCTTCCTTTTTACCGAACTTAAATAAGCCCATATCATTACCTCCTTGTTAACTCGGAAAGTAATCATATATTATACGATACTCCCCGGCATTAAGTCAAGAGATAAAAAGCTTTTTACTCCGTTCCGTAAAAGCCCATGTTATTAACGCGAAAAAACGAAGAGCCTATGTAATTTACACGGACTCCTCGTTTATAAACGATTACTTCGTAGGTTTAAAACGATTGAACAATCCTCTGAATGTCGTGGAAGTATAAGTTCCGTTTTCCTCAAACTTGAACCCTCTTCTCATCCAGCAAGCATAGAATATCAACGGTAGTATGATTCCCGCTGCTTCAATCCCCAATCTAAAATATCGATCTTTGACCTGTTCGGTTAACTGGTCCTTTTTGAGTTGTACTTCGCTATCGCGGCAGTCGTACTTCTCATTAATTTCCCATTGCGCTTTGGCCTGATCGAGATTCAGCTTATAGAGCTTAGCAAGGTCGTCAATGGCTGTTGATTTTTCATCGCTTCCTGGTTGAAGAGAGGCCAAGCTTTGAATTTCCAGCTTAATCTCCTCCTCTAACAAACTTTTGATTTCTTCCATTGTTGTTCTCCTTTCAAAATATTCAGTTCCATAAAAGGAGCTGTTATTTATGCGGAAGATAGCTTTGAGTATTAACCTTTAGAGTTATGTACTTCTTCCGATAAACATCGTCAATATTCTTTGATAGTTCCAAGAACAAATATGGACCATCGTCCGGGTCTGAAGTATCCACTCGTAGCGATCCAATTGATCTATGCCTTAATATAAGAGTCCACAAGACACAACCAACCAACATCCCAGTCAACATTCCGATCATGAAAATCACCATAGCACAACCTCCTTTTTAAAAAGTTTTCTCAAATTTTCCCACCCGGGATTTTTCCATATATCAAGATAACACAGTTTTCTGTTACCTCCGTACGGATTCTAACCTAGAAAAAAAAGAAAGAGCCCTTGTTAGGGGCTCAGTCCTTTTTATAATTAGTAACGATTTTACATAAACGTTCGTATGCTTCTGGTTCATATTTTTCGACAACCATCTCGCTTATAAGTACGCCTTGTTGACAACCAGACTTATAAATAAGCCGGACACCAATGCATAACATAGCAAGACCTCCGATCATTCTGATACCTTGTTTTACTATTAATTTATCCATAATCCCACTCCTTTCATAATAGGGAGTGTAATTATTGCGGAGCATCATCCTCATAGACGATTTTCTTACTTAGAGATGACCAATTGATAAAACGGTCTTTACGGCAGATGGGGCAGAAGAACTTATTAATCTTACCGCCGATATCCTCCATCTCTTGATACTCGGCTTCTAACCGGCTCCCGCAATTCGGACAATTAAATCGATACAGTTTTCGAACAGCTTTTCCTAATATCTTCATCTCACTTTCTCTCCTTATTTAACAACCAAAAGAATCTTCTGTATAAGGTGTAGTAGACGTCTCTGCAACATGGAATATCTAATCTAGCTTTAAGGTGGTCGTACGAAGCCTCTTCGGTAACGCCTCTTAAAATATAACTCGATAGGTCCTCAGCAGCTTCGACGGCAACTCGCTCGATCAGTTCAATTCTTTCAGAATAAAACATCTTAGCTTCAGCACACTTAGCAGTTGGGTCGCTTATGACATTTGTTCTGGAGAGAATCGCCAAATCGAAAGGGCGATTACTCAAACCGTCTAAGGCAGCATAGGCTTTTTTCCAAATCGAATACTGCAAGCAAAAATGTTTCAGCTCATAGTAGCGGTGTTTCTCAATAAAATACTTGTTTTTACCAGACAATTCTGGGCGTATTACGGTTCCCATTTAGCGCTTCTCTCCTTTCCATATGTATCCTGTTTCCTCCCAAAGCAATTTCGGGGAAATATAAAAGTTAATCCGTCCAAGCTTCGAGTTCATGTCATCAACATTCGTCACAAGTTTACCGTTTCTGGTTGCTTTTCCAATTGGCAACCATCCAGATATAATGCCGGCTCGAACCCAAGAAGCGTCTTTTCCATATATCCTGGCGGCGACACATACTGGGACCGAACCTTTTGCAAAATCCACATCCATTTGCTTCCACCTCCTTCTAGAGGCTATTCTAGGTTAAAAACTGCTGTTTGTTAAAACAACTCAAGTGGAAATGAGTCGAATTTTCTGAGAGCGCCATCGATTCATGGTCATCTCACAGGGGCAATCTTCAAAACCGAGAGTCTCACAGGTTATTAAACCTTCGATTACTCCAAATATAATCTCGGCCTCGTATTGCTTATAAGGAAGGAGCTCTTCTGGAATCTCTCTATGTACGGCGCAGCACTTTTCACATTGGAACCTGCGTATTTGGATATAATTAACGACCTGATTTTTTGTCCGTACAATTCTTTTAACTTTGTCGTAATACTTCAAGTTCCCGCCACAAACGGGACAGGTTGATTCATCATTATTAATCATATATCGGCCTCGTCTATTCTAGGTTAAAAATACCAAAAAAAAATTTAAGTGTAGGAGTTGACAATTCCTACACTATGATATATTATTACTAATGGTAAATCAACGGAAAGGAGGAAAATCATGTTAATTAAATGCCTCGAATGTGAATTACAGGTTAGTGATAAGGCTTTGTCTTGTCCTCATTGTGGTTATCCTATGCAGGAAAACGCATCCTCAAGGAAACCTCGTAAAACCAACAACAAGAGAAGAAGGCTGCCAAATGGATTTGGCCAAATTAGTGAAATAAAAAACCGCAACCTTCGAAACCCTTTTCGGGCAATGGTTACGGTTGGGAAAACAGATAAAGGGAAGCCGATTTGCAAGCCTCTTAAACCGGAATCCTACTTTCCGACATATAATGACGCATATACAGCCTTGGTCGAATATAACAAGAATCCGTATGATTTGAATCCGTCGATTACAGCTCAGGAGCTCTACGACAAATGGACTGTAGAATACTTCAAGACAATTGGGGAATCCAGTCAACGAGGAACTGAAGATGCTTGGAGATATTGTACGGCTATTTACAATATGAGAGTTGTCGATATTAGAGCCCGGCACATAAAGGGATGTATGGAAGAAGGTAAAGCCGTAGTTAAAGGTAAAGAGCAAACTCCAAATGCCTCTATGAAAAACAAGATCAAAACACTGTTTAACCAAATGCTCGATTATGCCGTGGAATATGAACTCGTAGATCGGAACTACTCCAGAACCTTTACTCTGTCCGATGAAACGATTAAAGAAATTCAGACGGTCAAGAAGGAGCATATACCATTCAGTGATGCAGAAATGGAACTGCTTTGGCAGCATGTAAATGATAAGCGTTTTATTGACGATGTGCTTATTCAATGCTATTCTGGATGGAGACCTCAAGAACTCGGTTTAATCGAACTCGCTAATGTTGATTTGGAAAAAGAAACATTTAGCGGAGGTATAAAAACCGACGCTGGAACCGATAGAGTTGTTCCAATTCATTCTCGTATTAAATCTCTTGTGGAGAGAAAATATAAAGAGGCCCAGGAGTTGGGAAGCAAATACTTACTAAATTATGTTGATGAAAATAGCAATCGAAAGAATACCAAGTTGACTTATAGCCGATATAAAAATGTATTTGATCGGATTCGCGATGAGTTGAACTTGAATCCGGAACATAGACCTCATGATGGGCGTAAACATTTCGTAACGACTGCTAAAAGATATGAGGTTGATGAGTACGCGATCAAATATATAGTAGGCCATAAAATATCGGATATTACCGAAAAGATCTATACCGATCGAGAGTTAAAATGGCTCAAAGAAGAAATTGAAAAAATAAGATAAGGTGTAATATGTGTAGGAATAGAAGTGTAGGAGTGGTGTAGGAATAATATATGAGTTACATACATTTCTCTACATTTAACCACTCCTAACCACTTCTGAAAATGGCTATTTTACTGGATTTCCTGCATATAGACACCAGAATGTGTTTCTATTATAGGAACAAAGATTATCTTTGAACAAACCGCTGGAGTCGGAGTAAAAGAGAAAAAAGAAATAGAAGAATATATGAATCAAGTGTGCTTAAAGGAAAAGGATGTTCTGTCAAAAAAAATACAGGCCTTGGAAAAGGAATACCCAGGAAGTATCGGTCTGTCTGCGGGAAGCTGTCATATATGCCACCAATGCACAAGACCTAAGGATGGAGGCTGCCGATATTCTGATGAGATCCGTAATTTCATAGAGTTCCTTGGAGGCGATGTGGGAAAGACTGCCGGCGATCTTCTGGCAATGCAGCTTAAATGGATGAAAGAAAAGCTGCCGGAATGTTTAACTCTGGTCAATGGGTTCCTGACTGACAACCCGGCAGTGGAAATATAG